ACGCGGAGTGGTGCAGAGGCCTAGCACGCGAGCCTCATAAGCTCGAAGTCGCGGGTTCGAATCCCGCCTCCGCAAATTGGTCGGTATATCAAGGATCATGCGAGCGAAAGCTGCAGTCAGCATAGTGCAACGGTATGGGCCCGCATGTAGCGGGTACCGCCTGCGCACTGAAGCGGGCCGGCCCGGGAGCAGACCCGGAATCCGGATGGACCCGTGCTGATCGCCGTAAAGACTGATGCGGGAGCGAGATGTCCCGTACCGACCATGAAATAACGGCGCCGCGGTGGCGCCACATTGTTGTGCCATAGGAGAAAGACTCTTGGCAAAAGCTCGACGAAAAGTCGACCCCGTGGCGGCACTGGCCGCCGTCTCAGAAGCCGACGTCAAGCAGACGCTTGATCAGATCGGTGATTTACAAGCCAGCATGCAAGGTACGCTGGCAGGTCTTGGTGCCACGATGGTGTCCAAGATTGAGGAGCTCGGACAACTCAACACTGCCATCGACGTGCAGAAAGATGCGTTGAAAGAGCTCCACGATATCGAAGTACAAGCGGAAACGCTGGCCGAGCTCGAGGAGCGCGAACAGGAGCGCCTCACGGCTCACGAAAAGGCTGCGGAAGCGAGGGCACTCGAGTGGGCCGAACAGGACGCCGCACGATTGCAGTTGCTGACCCGCGAATCCGAACAGGCACAGTACCAGCGCGAGCAACGCGAGAAGCGTGCGCTTGAGGAATTCAACGCCAGCGTCACCGAACGTCAGCGCCAAGAACGCTTTCGGATGGAAGACGTGAACCGGCAGATGTCGGACAAGATCGAGGCTGTCGAAGCGCGTGAGGCTGCGGTGTCGGAGAAGGAGGAAGAGATTGCCGCCTTCCCGGCTAAGCTGGAGGCTGCTGTCGCTGCTGCGACGGAGGCAGCCGAGACGAAAGCTCAACAGGCGTTCGGCCATGAGCGGACGATCCTCAAGAAGGACGCCGAGGGCAAACTGGCGCTGGCGCACCAGCAGATCCAGGCGCTCGAAGCGACGATCCGCAGCCTGCAGGATCAACTGGAAGCTGCCGAGAACGCCGCACGCGACGCACAGACGGACGCGAAAGAGATTTCGCAGAAGGCCGTCGAGGCGAGTGCGGATCGTCAGGCGCTCACGACGCTGCAAAAGGCGATGGAGGTTCAGGCCTCTGCGCCGCAGAAGCGATAGGAAGCACAAGCGGCGGTTGGGAAGTCTGCGGGAGCCCGTTTATGCGCTTAGCGGCGCAGGGCGATGAGCAAGGACTGTGCAATCCATCTGTCGTTGTCGCTCAGATGACGTGCGCTGCGAGGCAAAGTCAGGTCTGAGGACTAAAATGGAGGTATAGGATGGCGCGCGCTAGGCCTAATCACTTACCTCCTAAATGGCCCGTTGGTCTATCGGTTATGACACCGGACTTTCGATCCGGTAAGGGTGGGTTCGATTCCCCCACGGGTCACTTGCGCAGCTTGTTCACCGTCTGTTTAGATGCGATCGCGCATCGCACCAGGCCTCTCGGCGCGCATTGGGAGAGGATGGCAGATGAACGAGTTATTGACTCCGGCAAGAACGCTTGCCCAACGCTGGGAGCAATAGAGGTGGGTGTTAAAGCCGTGGCAACGGGTTGATACCACCTAAGCGCACAAATCACATGCGTACGGGCTATGTAGGTACGGGAGAGCCGGCCGTTCTTCGGGAGCGGTTGCCGCCCTAGGTAGGTGAAACCAATTCCGCGAGGAGTCGGGATTAGCTGGACGGGTCCGTCAAGAGCGCCGCGGTGCATAGGTTGCGGGAGTAGCCAGCGGGATTGAATTGCGTCGTCGCTGGTCCGCCAACAGTGACCACCATACCACGGCTATGTGTCGCAACGGTCGGGGTGGTCCATGGTACGCATGATTTTATTCACGTCAATAAGATTGGAGACCGATGGATTTCGAGGAAGCTCTGCGCCAGTGGTGCGCACGCAACCTGCAGGTCACGCTGAGCCACTTCGATCGTGACAACGGCTTGCTTGACTTGGTTCTCGACCTTTACGTGAATGGCGTCGTCGTTTCGACGGCGACCACGATGGTCGATCTTAACGAGCTGCTCCGGAAACCCGAACCGGAGCCGGATCCGCCGTCCGACGAGCGGAATCCACGAGGCGTGCGGCTCGATCGCACGGAAAGCCCTGTGGTGTAATCGGTAACACACGGGATTTTGGTTCCCGTATTGCTAGGTTCGAGTCCTGCCGGGGCTTCTATGGCAATGATTGCTGAGGCTTTGCCAATCATCCAGTATCGCAACGATACAGTCGGCAACAGCCACCACGTGTCGCTACCAAGAGCTAAAACATGCCCGGGGCGGTCGCATCTTTGCGATGAGTTGTGCTACGGGAAAAAGGGGTGCTGCGCGCAGCCGCATTCCGTGGCGTCATATGAACGCTTCTACAAGGCAACACTGCGCGAAGACTTCGCCGATTGCATGATCGCGCAGTTGGCACGCAAGCGTGCCGGCATCTTTCGCATCCATGCCGTGGGTGACTTCTACAGCGCGGCTTACATCAACAAATGGCGTAAGATCGTGCAGGCGTCGCCGCACATTAAGTTCTGGACGTATACTCGCTCCTGGCGGATTCCGTGGCTGTACAGACACCTGCGACAGCTAGCTGCGCTGCCAAACATGAGCATGTTCTGGTCCACAGACGCCGAAACGCATGCACGTAATGGTGCGCCGCCGCACGTACCGTATGTACGCGTAGCGCACCTCCGGTCGTCCGACGACGAGACCATCCCGTGGTACGCCGATGTTGTTTGGTGCGACCACCGTGGTGTAGTCTGGCCAGAGCCGTATCTACGATCCTGCCCGCAGGGTTTGGTCGAAGGATGTAACTGCCGCGATTGTCAGTGGTGCGTTCAAAAATCGATGTCACGCCGTGATCGCTTGGCGCTGGGAACCGTACCAGCCACGTGAGGAAAACATGTCTACACGCGATATTGAAGAACTTGAGGATGCGTTCGACGCACAGGTCGGACGTTGTGAGCCGAACAAAGTTGTCGGCATACAGTTTCAGGGTGAATGGTTAAAGCTTGGCAGTAAGAGCGCATGGCACGGCACCGGGCCGGCTAAGAACGCGCTGCGCCAGCGTCTACGATACATCACCCGCTGGGATCGTGAGGACGCGTCGCGTCTGTATGATCACCTCATCAACAACGGACTGATTGAGTTCGTTCCACTCATGCCCGAATAGGAGTGCCCTATGTCTGAGGAATCGGGTGATCGTAGCTTGGTACACATCGACGATGGCGGCTGCCTCGGTTGCGGCTGCTTCATCTTCTTGGTGTTGCTGGGCTTGGCGGCGCTATCGCTTGCGACGTCTTTCGGGCGATGGCTGTGCAGCTAAACGATGTATATTCCGAAGTGGGACGACGCATGTTCTGCAGGTAATTCTCCGTTTACGCTGCTAGTCTACGTTTTCGGCGACTGGGCGTGCTTGTCACCCTGGCACAGGCCGAATATCTATCCGAGGGTATGGTTGCCCGCGGGTTTACTTATCCAGCAGCACGGTGCGGCATCCGGATCACCGGCGGCCACGTGTTAATCTGGCTCAAAAATCGATTATTGGAGATGGGATATCTCAAATGCGGTTCGACCTATCCCCCAGGGGTTAATACCGCCGACGAGGACGGTATGCAGTTAGATGGTCATGTAGCGCGTTCGAAGATAGCGTCCACTCCGTTGGTGATCCGCCCGATCGATCGGGTGGCTCATCGCGTATCCCGTGATCGTTAATGTTCACCCCAATAGGAGAAAAGAAACAGTGCCAAATGACGGACTTGGTCCCCCACGTGTAGGGGACCGGTGCCGAGTCATCAAAGCCAGCATGTGGGCTCGTGCGGAAGATCGTGCCGGCAACTTAGTAGTCGGCGACACGTTCACCGTTGTCAGAGTCCGCGGAGTGCGTGCTGACGGCGGACCCGGAGTTGAATTCCGGACGTACGAGGGCAACCTTCACACCTTTCCGATCGGCGATGTCGAAGTCATCGCACGTGCGAGCGGTGAGGACGCCCCACAGGAATTCAGATCCGGTGATTTGGTACACGTCGTATCGAAACCGATTTCTGCGCACAACCCGCATCACGCCGGGTATCTGCAGCGCGGACATGTTATCCAGGTATCACACGCTGAGGACCGGTGGATTCATTACGATCTGCCGGGCGGCGGCACACAGTCGATACATGCGACTGATTGCCGCTTGCTCTGGCGTTCCGACGATGCAGAGATTATACCTGGGTGCACTGTGACTGTGCTACGTAACAACGTCTCAGCGCGGAAGCAACACATCGGCGCTTTGCTGGAGGTAGGCGACCACCTGAGGGTGTTACGCACGGACGGTAAATCGGTTTGGTACAAACGTGTAAATGATGGCTACGGTCAAGAACACAATATCCCATATAAGGACGTCCGCCGTGACGGGTGTGATGATGTGTTCAAAGACTGCCGCGCAAGAGACGTGGTAGTTGTCAAAAATCCGCACGGTTGCATGCACCCAGATGGGCATCGGCAGCTGCGCAAGGGTGACATGGTCACTGTCAGCAATCGCGATAGCTGCGGCATCGCGTATAAATACATCAATGCGGAGGGCAAGCTGGCTTTGGCCTGGTTGGACCACCGCGATATTGTGCTGTACAGACGACCGGTCGCCGGAGGTGCTGGGCCTCGACGCAAGAAGCCCAAGAAATCAAGCCGGTACCCTATGAAAGCCATGAGTACCGGTCGAACCAAAACTGTTTCTGAAACCAAAGAAGGAGCTTGTGACGCTATGCAGTCATTCAACGCCAATCGAGAAGAGTATATCAAGTTGCTGGAGGCCCACTTCACCAAGTGCGAGGCCGCCAAGAAAGAAGCCGATGCCAGCATCGCCGCGGCGCTCAAGGAAGGCTCGGCGAAGATCACCGAACGCGTGGAGAAAGCCCCGACGAGCCACGTCAGCGCGGACGTCAAGGTCGCCACGTATTCGGGGCCGAACATCGCCAACCTCGCGGCGCATATCGCGACGTTGAAGCGTTGCTGCGACGAGGTCGTTGAAGTCGACGCCCGCGAAGATCAGCAATACTTCGCCGAGCCGTCGGTCAACATGGACCGTCACGCGCAGGTTACGCTCAGCATGTAGCAAACCATCAGAGTGTCTTTCTCAAGAAAGGCAACAGGGGCGGCGGTTGACCGCTTCCGCCGCCCCTACTTTTACTTTCAAGCATACAACTACCGGGAGGGTTCACAATGAACAGACGAGACATGCTGAAGACATCGGCCGCTGCCGTTGCGGCCACCGGGATGCTCCCGCGCGCGGAAGCCAAACCCACACCGACGGGCGACAAACAGATCATCGAACATTACGCCGCGACGATCTATGCGATCCCAGTCGTGGCCGCCCGGCGTGTTCTGGGCCTCTACCGCGGTGACTACAGCCTGTCCGTGTTGAAGGACGGCCAGCTGCTCGGCAATGCCAGGATAGTCGTTGCAACCGAAGAGGACATCGACCGGTTCTTCAAGCCCGTGGCCGTCGGAGACGGTTTTACTCCGCGGATGGTAGCGAAGATACCGTCGGTGCGCTTCGGTGACGATCTCACTCTTAGAGACTTCTGGGTCTATACCGATCCGCCGGAGCCGGCCGACGGCTTCGTGAACCGTGAGGGTGCTGGCAAACTGATCGGCCTGCCGTACGCAACCTACGGCGGACGCCTCTGGAGAATGAAAGGACGTAAGCTCTATGAAATTCGGGACTCTTAGCGTCGTTTGCGGCACGTCCGCATGCAACGCCGGCTGCCCGTTCTGCGTGAGCAAGATGACCACGCAGGCAGAAACCGTAAAGAGGCCAAACTGGAGGCGATGTGAGGTCGCCTGCGAATTGGCAAAGCGCAGCGGCGTGACCACTGCGCTGATTACCGGTAAAGGCGAGCCCACACTCGTCCCCAAAGAGATTTCCGCCTACGTCCGCCGCCTCGCCGTGCACTTCCCGTTGATCGAACTGCAGACCAACGGGATTATGCTGGCACACGAGAAGGACGACAGATGGATAAACGAGTGGGCGTGCTCCGGCATGACGCTCATCTGTGTCTCGGTGGTACATCACGAGAAACTGATCAACAGCGACATGATGGGCTACAAAGGCAAGGAGTTCGAGCTGTCGACGCTGATCGAGCGCATCCACAAAGCCGGTATGTCCGTGCGGATCAACTGCACGGCCATGAAAGGCGGCGTTGAGACGTCCGACCACATCCACGACATGATCGACTTCTGCGCCTGCTTCGATGTCGAGCAGTTCACTATCCGCGAGGTCACTGCGCCGGACGCTGACGAACGCGTCGCACATCCCGGCGTCGCCAAATGGGTCCACGAGCATCAGCTCAACCAAAAGGACAGTGACGGCGCTAAGATCGCCGGCGATCTGGCCATCCAGCGCGCAGTCGAGGAGCTGGGTGGGCAGAAACTGCTGGCACTTCCACATGGCGCAATGGTCTACGATGTCGGAGGCCAGAACGTCTGCACGAACAATTGCTTGACGGATACGCTCAATCCAGAAGAGATCCGCCAGCTCATTTACTTCCGGGACGGCCATTTGAGGTACGACTGGAAGTATCCCGGTGCTATCATCATCTAGGAGACTAAGATGAAGGAACACCACCAGCTTGCGGCAGTATTAATAGGCACGCTGCTTATCCCGGCGCTGCTGGTACTGACGTATGCTATCCTTTATGCCTATGGGGATTGACCATGGGAAACCGACGACGCAAAACCGGCGGCAAACGCCGGAAAAGTGTACGTTGCACCCTGTGCACCGACGTTCGGTGGCTGGGCAACGCCTCGGGTAGATTCAAACGCAAAGACGAACTCGAGATGCGCGACCGAGGGCGCTTGGAGGAGTTCGAGAAGGAGAAAGACGATGGCCAAACTACTGGGCCAGGGGGTGAACACCCTCAAGAAGATGAAGAACGACTGTGAAAAAGTCGTGACCAAGCAGTACCAGTTGCTGCAGGTCTCGCAGTCCTTCGGTGGGTATGACAAGTCGTACACGCCGCTGGACGAAGACGGTCGTCAGCTGCCCAGCGAGGGGCAGACGATCAAGCAGGACCCGCGCGATCTCGTCGCCCGCGTCGAGAAAGAGTGGACCGCACTTTTCGACATGATGGCGGGCTGCGACAAGACGAACTGCACGGCCGCAGCGGACATCGTGGTCCGCGACGAAGCCGGCGACCCGTTCGTCATCGCCGAGCGCGTGCCCGTCACGACGCTGATGCCGCTGCAGAAGAAAGCAGACGACATCCTCACACTCATCCGCCACATCCCGACGCTCTCGATGAGCCGTACGTGGACGTGGGACGACAACGCAAACTGCTACGTGTCGGATGAGGAGTTCACGGACAAGACCGAAAAGGTGCACCGCCACCAGATCGTCGTCGAGCCCACCGAATTCCACCCGGCGCAGACGCATACGTACACCGAGGACCGCCCGATCGGTACCTGGCGAACGGTTTGGACCACGTCCTGCCGTCCGGCAGCCGAAGTGGCGGCCATGGAGGCGCGCGCCATTGCATTCAAATACGCAATCGGCGAAGCTGTGCAGAAGGCCAACACGGCCGAAATGCAAGAGAGAAAGATCGCCAAGCCGATCTTTGATTGGATCCTTCGGGGAGTGAAGCCTGCAGCCCAACAGCCCAGCGAGGCATAGGCGCAGGCATAACAGAGCTTTAGAGTCAGGTTTAGATTTATGTTAGAGGGACCCGTGCGCTCTGCGCACTTTTAGGTTCGAGTCCTGACGCGGGCACTTTTTCGACTGTCCGTGTGGCGAAATTGGAAAACGCAGGTCCCCTCCCAGCAGACTTCGACAGCTTACTCCTAGGCTCACATAGGTTTGTCATGATGTGCAATCAATCGCTACGAGAAACCCATTTTGAATATACGGGTTAGATTCCCGTCCCGGCCTCCTTATTGTCCACACGCTACCCATAAGGGCCGGGTCGTATAATGTTAATACGTTCAACATACTCAGACTAACCTCGTGGCTTAAACGGTGGACAGTGCATATCTGCGTTTACGCTAAACCGAACCCAGGGCCCCCCCTGTCAGGACAATATGGGTTAGGGGCCCGCCAGTGCCGAGTCAATAGTCGACAGCCGTGGCTTCACAGCCTTGCGGTAGCCCGGTGCGATCCCGGGTCGGCGCTCTCATAGAAAGGAGGACGACATGTCCGAAGAACTCGATACCAGTACCGACATCTCGCCGTCCGACGACGGATCGGAACTGAACGTACACATCGACCTCACGCCGAAAAACGACAAGTCGGAGACGTTGGTGTGCAACTGGTGTGCTGAGCCGCACGCCGTCGACGCTGATTACAAGGAAGCGATGCTCGAACGTGGCGAAGAGCAGCTTATGGTGCTCCGCCAGCAGTATCCCGACAAAGCCGAGGTGCACGAGCTCGAGCCCGACCAGACATGGACATGCGGCAGGTGCTTGCTATTCCTGTGCGGGCATTCGCCCGATTCCATGCGAACCGACTGCCACGATCACGCAGTCCCAGAAGAGAGACAAACGTGATGAGCGTCGAGTATATCGACACTGACTTGTGGACGAAACGGTGCGGCAGCGACTACAGCCGCAACCGCTTCTCGCTCGGCCTGGCGCTCAGCCGCGTCGACTGCTTGGACTTCATCCTTGTGAGTGTGTACATCGGCCCCTGGAAACTCTGGTGGCGTACACGCACCAAGGCGGAACGCATCAAAAAGGCCGAGGCCGCTTGGCCTTGGTGGTACTAAAAGGAGGATACGATGTCATGGAGAAAATTCTGGCGCGATTTGCGATGTTTTGCGGCCGGAGAACCCAGTCCCCGCAACGTAACTCTCGGCGAGGCTCACATCAAACATTTGGCCGGCGGAGGCAACATTGTTTTGCCCCGCAACACCGTCAAGATCACGTTTGCCGACCTCGGCCTCGAAGGCATGCTCGCAGCCATCTCGTCAGGACATCTTACTATTGACGCCGTCGGCGATGACTTCGTCTACAGAAAGGAAGACGCTTGAAATCGATTGTACACGAGGACTTTTTCAAGAGCCTCAAGCGCCTGTGCCGCTCCAAGTGGCACCCATCAAACCTCTGGTACCGGTTCAAATGTTGGGCCTGGAAGAGGTATACCACGATCAAGCCACGCAATCTCGACCATACGTGGTGCGATCGCTGTGAACTACTCCCGCACATGATGTTCGAGATCTTGGGCGAGTTCATCGAGAAGGAGTGCTCGCCCGGCCATGTCGAGTGGTACGGCGAGCACGGCCACAAGATCGAAGTCGATGGCGAGGAAGTCTACGTCATGGACGAGATGAAAGCCCTGTGGGAGTGGTTCACTGAGAAGTACATGAAGGCCTACCCGGAAGCCGAGGAGATGATCTACGATCGCATCCGCGCGATCGACGAGCAGCATCTGAAAGCGCACTTCGTTCCGTACGGAGACAGCGACGACCTCGTCGAGTGGGACCCGCAGTACGACGATGCTTCTAAGAAAGAGTTTGTCTCGAAGCTGTACTCGGAGTGCAGCGAACGCGAGCAGCTCGTTGAAGAAGAGAAGGCGGAGATGATGCACCGCCTCGTCAACATTCACCGGTATATGTGGACTTGAATTATGGATGTAGAGACGTATTTGCGGGAGCATTCTGTACTTGACGGCCACGGCAATCTGGACGGGGAGTTTGTGCCCCTACCGATAGCATGGTTAGCTGTGCAGATGCATTCCGAAGGTAAACTCGAACTCTTACCGCGGTCGTGGGTGCGGGACGATCACGTAGGCAGTCTCAGTGTCATAGCGGCTGGTGTGGATCCCAACCACCAGACCGACCACTGCGACCACTGCGGATATGTCTTCGCAGAGAAAGATGACGAGATTATCCCGACATGCACACACACACTGAGCATGTGACCCTATGCCGGACCTGCTACAACAAGGCCGGAACGAATGTACGTTAGTTACTCGAGCAGCTCGTCATCCCACTCACCATCCGTAAGCGGCACCGATGCCCGCAGTTGTTCGTCGGTGATCGCGTAGGAGGCGAGCTCGTCGAGTCGTGGCCACCGCTTGGTGCGGTACCACACCGCCACGCAGCCCAAATTGACAGCCTGGGCGAAGTCGTCAGTGAATCCTTCCTGCCGGGTGATCCGGTAGATCTCACCGGCGGCCATCGTGGTGATTTTGTCTTCGGTCAAGGCCAGAAAGTCCCGGATCAGGCCCGGATCCTCTTGGGAGTTGTAGTCCTTGTCGAAGAAACGGAGCTTCTGGCACTTGATCATCGCACACGTCAGCAAGAGCGTTCGGCTCTTGTCGACACGGTAGTGGCTACGCGGATGCTGCATCGTAGGAGCAACGTGGTAGCAGGGCTGCTGGTTAGCGGAGCGGACGTACTGACAGGGCATCACTTTGCGAGTCGGAATGCCCGCTTGAATCAGGAACGTCTCCCGCAGAGAGCCGGCACCAGTGTAGTCGTGTGCGAGAATCTCGGGCTTGAAGATATCCCAGTAGTGTTTGACCTCTTTGGCTTCGCGCAGGTGGTCGTGGGGTGTAAGGAGCCGCTTGCCCCACAGTACGTCGATCGAGCCATCGTGCTTCACACCAAGGAGAGCGATCGTCGTAAAGCTGATCTTCTTTTCACCGCCCCCTCCCCAGTCAACGCCCAGCACGCGAAATTTGTATTGCCCGCAGCGACCACGGGCACGTGCAACTGTGTTGGGCCCGAGGTCAGACACCCGGTCAATTTCAGTCAGCGTAACGAGTTTGGCGGCCGTGTCGTAAGACTCGCCGAGAACCTCGTTCCAAAACACGTTCGCAGGCGTGTTGCCTTTGCCCGCCATCTTGGCGAGGAGTTCAGCCCACTTGTCAGGCTTGGCATAGTGCAAAGGCATGATCACCTGTGGAACATGGTATCCCGCCTGTAGCCATACCCGGTCGGGATGCCGGTGTACCCAGCGCCCCAGTCGGGGACTAATCGGCTTGCCGCAATGATAACAAATCGTCGCCGGGCACTTCTCGCTGATGTCGGTGTGATACTCGCCGATCATCTTCTCGAGATGGAACTCCATGGACGGTATGTTCCAGCGCGGCTTGCCGTTCTGGGTACAATGAAAACAGGGAATAAACCACTCGGCCTGGCTGGACTCGGTCCACAGGGCCTCTAGAGTGTTGTCCAACGTCTTCGGCGTGCCGGTGAACTGCCGGATCGCCCAGTCGGATGCCGACATCGTTTCGCGGATGATCGGGATATGTTCATGGTTCATATCCTGGACCTCGTCGATGGCCACTTTGTCCGCGGAAATACCCCGGACACGGTCAGCGTTGAGGAATGCGAACGAAAAGAGCATTTTGGAGTCGTTACGGAAGGAGCGGTGCAGCACGCTGTTCACGGTGGTCGTGTCCGACCACAAGAACTTCACCGGACTTTGGTCGATGAAGGGCTGGACGAACATCGTGCTGAAGCGCCGAACCTGCTCGAACAGCGGCATCACGTAGAGTGTGCTGAAGTTCGGGATGGAGGTGGATGTGATTACCCCGTGGGCAGCGAGCGATGTGCTCTTGCTCACCTGCCGCCCCGTCTTGTAGACTATGGCGGACGGCATACGGAATCTGAAGATCTCTTCAAAGGGGAAGTGGTTCGCCAAGGTGTACGGCTTACCCTTGAGATTGAGGAGCAGCATGAGCCCGTTGGCAAGTGAGTCCAACCGGCCCGACTGCAACAGCTGCGTGAAGAGCCTGACTCTTTCGTTAGCTGACAACTCCTCGATATTCTGGGGACTGAATGCGGCCCTCATCCGCATCTGCAGTCGTGCCAGTGCTTCAGGTTCTTGAAAGGGTACATCCATGGATAGAACTCCGTTTGAGGTAGAGAGGTATCGTCAGCGCGAGCTTGCAAAGTTCGATGCTGCTGGTCACTTCTGTGGCGAGGTCGCTCGACGAACCCGCCCGTTCTGGGTCACTGTTTTGATCGCTTGGGTGATCATAATGGTGGTCTGCTATCTGTGACATGATAGCACAGACATGCTAAAACGCGAAGTCTGATACACTCCAGCCTGGGAGGAGCTGCTAATGGCAGTAACAATGAATGCGAGGTTGTTTCTTGAGCGTGCGGGTCTCCGGCCAACATTCAGGCGACCGGTCCCGACCACAGTCCCGGAGGATAATCCCATCTTCTCCCTCCCGTTGGATCCGCCACTACCACCGGCGGAATTGATACGGGACGGATGGCCTCCGCCGGACAGGTCTTCGACTCAGAATGACCCATGGCATCTTGGATCTACAGAGTAACCATGTTTGCAAGTTGGTTTCGCGTGGCCATATGGTTGATCGTGCTGGCCTTGCTTGGAGCCGTCATCTTCGACGGGCCTTTCAAGCTTGTACCAGCCATCATTATTGGCTTCGTTCTTTACGGATTTTTCCATGTAGCAAGAGGCTTCGCAAGTGCGAAGGGCTGCGGAGAGTGGGAAGAATGACTTTAATCGATCTTTTGGTGCTCGCTATGGCGGCACATACCCTCGTCAGCGTGTGGTTGCAAGACGGCGGGCTATTCGAAAGCTGGCGCGATTGGCTTCGTGCCTGGGCAACGCCCACGATGCGCCAGCACAGCTCGTACGAAATGCCCACCCGTTGGTCAATGGTTCGTATGAAGATCGCATACTTGGCAGAATGTCGTTTCTGCCTAACCTGCCAGGCCTGCTTTTGGCTTCTGGTACTCTTCTGGCTCCCCGGCTATTGGCTTCCAGCCATCTGGGGTGAAATCCTCTACGTGCCGGTGTACGCACTGGCTGCTGCATGCATTGCTAGTGCCGCGACGTATCTGATGGATGCGCTCGAGGCGAAAGCAGAATCTTATTCACGAGAATAATATGTCCGAACGCAAAGTACCGTTCAATGAGCAGCTTCAGGCTGCTGTTGACGCATGCGAGGAGACTCTAAGGGACATTCCGGAGGTCGAAGGCGTGGCATTCACGTTTATCTACGCCGACGGCCTTACGGAGTCCGAGCCCTCGAACGTGCTTATCGGGCCTGACGACCCGATCTTTCTCGCTAAGGCTGGTAAGCAACTCACAAAGCTCCAGCGCACTGTGACCGCAGCGTTGCAGGAAAAGTTCACCGTGGCCGAGACCGTTCTATCGAACCTCAAGGCGCAAATTGACGAACACATCGCAAAAGCCAAAGACCAGGAAGGGAACCAAGCGGAAGAAACCCCAGATCAAGGGGATAGCGACGCTGGACGACCTCCTGAAACACCTGCACATCCAGACGTGGGACACCCTGATAGTGGGTGACGGGTCTGGGACCGGGTGGAAACAAGGGGCCGGCTGGGCCTCCGTACTCATCGACCAGTCCTCAGGCGCCCGCAAACTCTTCTATGGCGCCATGAACACTGGGACCGTCACTCTTGGCGAGATGTTCCCGTATCTGCATGCCCTATCGTGGTACGCCGGCCGAGACGGGCCAGGGCGTAACCGCCGACAAGAGGTCCAGCAACTGGGCCGTGACATGCAGGTGCACATCGTTACCGATTCCCAAACCGTCGCAACGTGCGGAAACAACCCCGCATCCCGGCGCTCGCATCGCGAGCTCTGGAAAGCGTTCGACGAGTACCGCAGCAACGGCTTTGCCTTGCAGTTCCACTTCGTTGCCCGGGACGTGATCAACTTGAACGTCCTGGTCGACGAGATTTCGCGTCAAGCACGCAAAGACATGGAGGAGACATACAGTACCGCCATGGAAACGCTGTGCAAACGATACCCAGGCCTCCCGGAGGATGCCACCATCTATGACTTCAACTGATCCCACGCTGGCGACGTATCACAAAGACCTCTACGAGGACGATACGCCGCTTGCCATCATCAAGTTCTTCGAAGCCCAGCTCAACCGGACGCCCGACAGCGACCGCGACTGGCACGAGAACGTCCGCTACCGTGTCCATTACGGTAACACCATCACAGGGCGTTGCTGGGGCGAGTACGACGAAGGCACTGTGGCACTCAACAACGAGGAGCCACAGGGCCTGATGATGCTCGCGACGCCGTCTACGAAGGAGGGGCCGCTGGTCCTGACTGGGTCGATCGTACGGATCGATAAGCTTGCTGGCCGCTCGGTCGAGCAGGTGTACAGACATCCCACATATCACACCCACGAGGAGGAAGCGCGCGTTGCAAAAGCGGAAGTGCAGCCTGAACGGCGGCCGCGACGCATCGTGCTCAGAGGAAATGCCGACGGAGACACGTAGTTTCAAGATGGACCAGAGTTTGCTGGTCAGCGTGATCAAGAAGCAGGCAGGCAGCCTGTGGAAAGCCGTTGTGGAAGGCGGGCAGAACGTCATCGACGCTGCCGCCCGCAAGTGCGAGATCGATTGCACGCCACAGATGGTGCAGATTCGCGATAACGGAAAGGGGTTCCGGTCCAAGGCGGACATTGAGAACTTCTTCGAAGTCTTCGGCAAACCGCACGAAGAAAGAGAGCAGAAAGTCTTTGGACAGTACCGCATGGGCCGCGGCCAGCTGTTCGCCTTCGGGCGTAACGTCTGGCGGTCCGGCGAGTTCGAGATGATCGTCGATATTGAGGAGAACGGCCTGGATTATGAGCTACGATCTGGCCTCGAGTATCACAACGGCTGCATCGTGACAGTGGAGCTTTATCGGCCGCTGTCGCATGTCCAGCACAACGAGATCCTCGACGAGATCAAGAAGAACATCAAGTTCGTCCAGATCCCGTTCCATCTGAATGGCGACGAGAAGCAGTTCAACAAGAAGCCCGACAAGATCGCCTGGGACCTCTCGACGGCCGAGGCGGACTTCAAGTGGCGTGACAACGGGAACCTGGAGCTGTTCAACCAGGGCATCCGTGTCTGCTCTTACCCGCGCTACCGGTACGGCACCGGCGGCGACATCGTGTCCAAAAAGCAGCTGGACGTGAACTTCGCCCGAAACGACGTCATGGACAGCTGTGAGACGTGGCAGGCGATCAGAAAGACCGTGCGCGACCACGTCAACGCACGGACGTTGGCCCAGCAAGAAACGGCCGGCCGGCAACGGAATACCCCGACGCGCACACGTGCCCGGGCAACCAATCGGCGGCGTCCGACGCTGACCGAGCAGGACCGCTGCCGCGTCGTGCGCGAGATGAAAGACGGGTCGTTGAACAAGCGCCAGATGAAGGCCGCCAAGGTCTTCACGATGTGGCGTAAGGAAACGCACTCGACGATCTCCGCCGTATACAAGATCGCCAAGGGGAACGTCACGTTCCTCCCAGACGAGACACCGGCGTACTCGAGCCTACCCAAATCGCTGGCGGATCACCGCCTGGCGGTCGTGCTCGATCCCGTCATGTTCAACCGCTGGGGATGGAAACCGGAGTTCCCGGAAAAGCTAGTCGAGAACATCAACGCCACGTTCGACGAGCAGTTCGGCAAGTACGCAAACGACGTCCGGCTGAAGTACGTCGATGCGGACAAGATCGTGAAGACGATGCAAGGATCGAACACGGTCATCGACGCGAACAAGATGACACGCCTCGAACGCATCGCCACGGCGACTATGAGCGCCAATATCAGCAACATCCACTGGGCAGCCTGCCGTGTCAATGTCCAGCAGAACCGCAACGCGCAGCGGCGCATTGTGGTCGGCATCGGTCCGTTCGATTCGTGGACCGACGGCCGTACGTTCATTGCGATCAACCGCCGGGTGATTGCTGCTGTCAAGGTCGGGCCTTCCAGCTGGTGGCGCTACGCTACGCTGCTCCTGCACGAGTATCTGCACACAGATGCGACGCAGGACGCGCATATGCACAAGAAGGACTTCTACGAGGCGTACCACAATCTCGTGCAACAGCACTTCATGGGCGTCTTCTGCTGGAACTGCATGATGCGGCTGCCCGCCAATGCGCGCAGCGTGCGTCGTCGCCTGACCAGCAAGGAGTTGGCGACTGTCGATGCGGCCGAAGAGCAGCAAATCTACGCACAGAACTGGGACGACCTGGGTGTCATGTCACACCCGGATTTGGCGCCCACTTCGCGAGAGGCAGAGGAATGAACGGGCTACCTTGGGACATCCAGGTAGCCCTTGACCTCCGCATCTCACACGGGGCCGAGAAGGTGGAGGAGTACTGGGACACGAACATGCACGCCAAGAAGCGGACAGCCGCTATCCGGTGGATCATGTTCAACCGCCCGGATCTCCTCAACTTCTCCGGCGCCCCTGTTAAACGGTTCATGGCGCTGATCGAGGCGCTTTTCGAAGAATATAAGGAGGAGCGTCATGTCAAAGAAGGAGCTTAGGCAGTGCACACACAAGGACTGCCGACAGTGGACCACGGATTGGTACCCGATCACTGGAGGCGCTCGCCTTAAACACGTCCGCTGCGCCGAGTGCTTTGAGCGCGAGGTGCGTGCCGCTGTCCACGACGGGATCGTCCCGTTCGACAAGCTGCAGGAGCGGGAGAAGAAGGACACGTATAAGGAGCCACAAACTGTACCGGATCAAGATTCAGATGCCGGTCCTAGTCCACCAGGAGAAGATCCATGTGGTGGAGACTGAACTCGAGGTCCCCGACCAGTTCCAACTGGTTGCTGGGCACTACATATATCACAAGGTGACCAGCGGGCTGATGCCCATCGGCACCGTGATCTACGACGGAAAGCGTGACGTCCTGGTAGCGTGCCTGGACGGAGCGGCTTATGACAAGACCGTTACTATCGACGAATGGCTGGTGGAGCGTCCGCACTGGGTCGAAGCGACCGGCGAGGACGACGCACCGACGCCGTTCCTCGAGATGCAACGGATCAAACTCGCGCCGCCGGATGACGGCGACTAACCCCTTCAGGAGGATGTACATGAACAAGAAAGCGGCTGCCGCCAGAATCGCTGAACTGTCAGCGGACGTGGATCGGCACAACATGTTGTACTATTGCTATGGTGAACCAGCGATCCCGGATAGGGTGTTCGACGAGCTCCTCAAGGAACTGGTTGCACTAGAGCAGGAATTCCCGGATCTGGCGCTGCCAGATAGCCCGACCCAACGTGTGGGCGGCGCTCCTGTTGAGGGCCTCGAGTCCATGGAGCACCCGTCGCTCATGTTTTCTATCGACAACTGCTTCGACCTCGATGAGGTCAAGAAGTTTCATCAGCGTGTGGTGAAGAAGCTCGGCCACGAGCCGCTCTGGACGCCCGAATGGAAGATTGACGGTTGCGCTGTCAATCTGATCTATGAGGACGGCGTACTCACCCATGCCATAACCCGCGGCGACGGTGCAGTCGGCGACGACATCACGCACGCTGCCAAGGCAATGCGCGGCGTCCCTCTCAAGCTGGACCGTCTCTACGACGAGGAAGGCAATGTGATGGGGAATCCCAAGCCGTTGCCGAAGCTCTTGGAGATCCGTGGCGAAGCGTTCATCACGCACGATGACTTCACGCAGGTCAACTGTGCGCGCAACAACGCTGGTGAGGAGACGTTCGCCAACTCCCGCAACGCCACGTCCGGCGCTATCCGTAGCGTCGATCCGGCCGACTGTCACGAGCGGCGTGTACGTTTTATGGCGCACGGCATCGGCAAGTGTGAGTACGAAGGCGACGTCGATATCGAGTCGTACTTCGAGACGCTGTTTGCCTTTCATCTTTGCGGGATGCCGATCACAGATCACTATGGCCTGCCCGCCCCGATGGATAAGGCGCTGAAGACCGTCGCAGAGATGGTTGCCATGCTGCCAGAACTGAGCATTCCGGTCGACGGGATCGTCCTGAAGCTGGACAAGTTCAGCGATCGTGAAGCCATGGGCCAAGAGTCCAAGAAGCACGTGAGCTGGGCGCTGGCCTACAAGTGGGAGAAGTACGAGGCCGTAACCGAGGTCGAGCGCTTCGACGTACAGGTAGGCAAGCAGGGCACGCTGACGCCGGTGGTTTACTGCAAACCGGTGGAGATCGCTGAGACGATGGTCGGCAAGGCGTCGCTGCACAACTGGCACGAAGTCTTGCGCCTGGGCATCGCCCACGGTGACTCGATCGTCATGGAAAAGGCCGGCAAGATCATTCCGCACGTCGTACGTGTGGTCAAGGAGAAGCGCACCGGACCGGTCGCGCCGTTCCTGCCGCCCGCTACCTGCCCGTCCTGCGGCAGCGACGCCATCGAGGATGGTCCGTTCCTGCGCTGCTCAGGTGATTCGTGCCCCGCACAGATCGCCGCCCTGCTCCGATCGGCCGCTGACCGGTCCCGCCTAGATATAGATGGTTTGGGGGAGACCCTAGCCACCCAATTGGCGGAGGCAGAGCTGGTTGAGGACCTCTCGGACCTCTTCACGCTTGAGCATCGCAGAGACAGCGTTCTGAGGCTTGCACGCATGGGCGAGAAGAAAGCCGACAAGCTCTTCGAAGCCCTCGCAACGGCGCGTGAGCGGCCTTCCTGGCGATTATTGGCGTCTTTGAACATCAAGCACGTCGGAAGGACCATGTCGGAGGCCATCTGCAAGGCTGCTAGCGCTGCTGGCGCCGAGCTGAAGGAACCCGCCGACCCCTTCCAAGTGATGGTGTCCTTGTGGTCGATCGACGACTATACCCAGATTGAGGGGGTTGGCGAAGCCGCCGCTCGATCGATCTGGACGTGGATGCACAGCGAGAAAAACCTGAAGCTGCTGAAGCGCCTCCGGGACTACGGCGTCAACATGGGCGTCAACGACCCGGTGCCCGAAGTAGACGACGGATCTCCGAAGCCGCTCGCCGGTATGAAGATCTGTGCGACCGGGAAACTGGTCGGGTACTCTCGCGAAAGCATCAAGGAGACGATCGTGCAACACGGCGGTACAGTCGCCAGCGCGGTCTCGGCGAAGACCGACATGCTCGTCGCCGGCGAAAAAGCCGGCAGCAAACTGAAGAAGGCCCAGGACCTGGGCGTTCGTGTCGTCAACGAAGCGGAGTTCAATGACCTCATATCGGTCGAGCAGCAAGAATCCGCCAGTAAGTAACGTCGGGAAAAGTCGTAACATCGACCCTCGGCGACTATTTGGTAACGGCGTGCCGGCACACCGGATTGAATCGTACCGGGTGCCGGCACCTGCCGGTATTTCGATCCCCTTTGGCACCGTCCCGCGGGATGTGTACATACAGGGGCCGCGTTACAAAGTCGAGTTTTACGCCTTCGAGACGCTTGGCGGGGTCATCGGCCACACCGGAGCGCTTGCGAGGGCTGATTTCAGTACAGGAGATACCTTGGGATTCAAGATCAATGTCACCGTCGAGGCGCTGCGGACCAAACTGCAGGCGAACCTGGCGCGGCACAAGGACCTTTACCAAGAAGCCAGAGATGGCTACTGCGAGAAGGCGAAGGCGCAGCTGTGTGAAGCTGTTGATCGCCTGAAGGATGGCAAGCTCATCCGACTACGGTTCGACCTCGAGCCGCCTACCGATCACTCCGAGGACTACGAGCGGGTTTTGCGTATGCTTGACGCCTGCACGGACGAATCGATGGAAATCACAGAAGAACAATTCGCCGCGTATTGGGACGACGACTGGTCGTGGATGTACAACTGGGTGTGCACGAACAGCAAGATGTCGTCCAAGACGCTGGCATACGGCCAATCAAAAGGATTACTGTAATTTACGCTCGAAAAGCCAAGGGAGAGCGAACAGGCGGTGCGGCGGGTTCCTTTTGGGCCCTGTTTACAGGGTTTTATCCTGCTCGTCGTGCCGCCTGTTGTTTTAACTACTCCTCCACGCCGGCGGCTTTGAGAAGCTCGCCGCGGAAGCAGCTGATCGAGCAGTTGAAGCTGAGATGCTCCTTCGCCCAATCGAACAGGTCCTTCATCGAGAGACCTTGGTATTTGCCGTCGGACCAGTTCTTGACGAACTCTTCCCACAGCTCGCGTTCCTCGCCTTGGAGGACGCGCGGGGTGACCAGACGCGGTTTCGCAGCGAGAGCGGCGAGGGCGTCCTTGTTGTTTTTCTTGGTGGCTTTGGCCATGACTATTCTTCCTCTTGTTCTTCAGCAGGATACTCGTGCAACGGCATGACGGCAGTTGAACCGATCACCCGGTGCATGTTCGTCAGGTGGAAGTCGGACATGAATGCGCGCTCCACGTTGACGCCAAACGGTTCTAAATCCTCGCGGATCTTTTTGGTGAGCGAGTTGTTGATGCTCCGGAACTTCCGGATCAACGTCTCGACGTCTTTACCGATAACGGATTCGACGACGCCCTCTTGTGCGCGATCACGGATCGTGACGTTGAAGTCGTACGTGTGGGCCAGCGCCTTGACGATGTCGTCGATTGTGAAAACCACTGTCACTGATATTGTCAGTCCGATAGCTTCTTTGGTATCATGCGGCAGTGTTTGAGCTTCAAGATTGATCGTGTCACGGATAACGGGATGGACCACCGGTCGTTGGATGGGTGGCCAGTAGAGATGAAAGCCAGGGCCAATGGCCTTCACTCTGCCGAGCGTGAACATGACTCCCATCTGGGTCCTGTCGACGTGGAGCCCACGAGGGAAGATCCGAGATGCCCAACGCAGGAGGTCGCTCAGCCATCCAAGACCGATGTCCATATTACCCGTTCCGTATGCCAAGAGACTTCGAGAGTCTTTCCAATTTCCCGTAGAACTCGTCGAGCGTCCCGTAGTTCGGGATGACGATGTCTGCAACGTCTAGATCCATCTCGAGCGACGGATCGTTGGGGACGGCACGGCTGACCCAGACGATCAGGTCAAGCATGTCCCGTTCTAGCAATGCTTGCAGTTCTCCCGCCCGTCGGATTCCGTTGAGAATATCGCTGTCCTTCAGCATATCCTCGTACAGCGTGATCCCAAAGGGCTGATTGTACTCCCAGATCGCGTTTGCCCACCGTACCCGGTGATTATGGCGATCTTCCCAGCATTCCCGGACGGTTTTGTACCCCAGGGTCTTGCCGAATCGCTCAAAAATCATGGGTGCGGCAGCTTCGCTAGTACTGCCAGCATCTGTCAGAATCGTGTTCTCGGTGAGCCATTGCATGGCGGTGTCTTTGCCGCAGCGCCCTGGCCCACAAATGGCGATTTTCATGAGTCGTTGTAAACCTTCTTCCCAGTGGCATCGATACGAAACGTCCGCGGATGGGCGCCGTAGAGCAGCATGGCGCGGCAGGCGATCGCTGCAACCTTACGCAGCGCCCGCAACGTCTTCTCTTCGTCGGCACCGTGCACCCAGGCCTCCTCGGCCTTGCGCATGTAGACCCGCAACGTAGTAAGCTGTCCCACGACACCGTGGTCCAGGCCGTCGCTGCGGTCGGTATCAGCGAATGAGTTTTGGTACTCAAGTTCGCTGTTGATAGCGTCGATCACGTCCTGCGAGAGCGCAGGATTCTCAATGGTCATCATTCTTCGAGCAGTCCTTCGTATTGTTCAATCACACAGTCCATCGGGTCGTCTCGACGTAGACGGAACCGATTCCAGCTTTTAGGGAAGACGATCTGCCGACCGCCACGCTCCCGGAACTTGGGTTCGTAGCCCTCGGAGTCATCGATGAGCAGGGCACCAGGGCGGGCCACGCTCTCCTTGCGTCCGGTGAAGATCACGTCGCTGTCGTCGATCTCCTGGCCGTAGACGCGTCGTAGCCATGTGAGCTTGCCTCGCACGGCGTAGCCAGAGTCAGCACCGCCGAACTCTGGTTTGCAGATATTCCGGGTCAGGAACGTCACTGGCCCGATCTGGCGGCAGAAATGAAACAACTCTACCGCCCACGGTAGTACCTCGAGTTCGTCCCAGAAGTAGTGCTTCTGATCCACGATCGGTGTCCAGATCTCCGAGTCGGTCTTGCCGAGTACCGCCACGTCGTGCGTCTCAAGCGTGCCGATCAGGTCTGAACGCCCGTGAAGGCGCAGCACTGCCGGTAGGAAGTCCGCGAGGACATCGTCAACATCTAGGTAGACTTCGTCGAAACGCATCAGCTCTTCGTGGGCTTGTCATCACAGAAAATTGGCATGGACATCGTCATGCCGTGTTCGTAGTCTATAACTATGAACGTCTGCGTGGGCGGCTGGGCTTTGAATCCGCCGCGTTTGGCGTACGGACTGATGCCGATCAGGCAGCCACACAGGACATAGTTCCAGTCACAGCCGTACTGGTGGAAGTGCCCCATCACGTCGAGCTCAGCGGGCGTCGCCGGCGGCTCGTTCCACTGCGCGATCTTCCGGCGCAGAGGCACGTGGACACCACCGATCCCGCCGCCGTACTTGATGGCGTGGCCGTGGTGGAATCGAACAGTGTGCCCTTGAACGGGCAAAATGTTGTGATACCCAGGCTCCAGTTTGCACTGGACCTTGTCGTCGTCGCGGAAGAAATTGGCGACGTTGTTGTAGATCAACCACTCCCAAGAACTGCGGGGCTCAGTGGCGATGCGGCGATCCTTGGTGGAGCGCCCGTGATTGCCCAAGCTGGTCGTGAACAACACGTGGTCAGCTTTGGATTCCCGCTTAAGGAGGTCGATACCCTGGATCAGGTGGTTTTGCACTTCGATCGAGGCTTCGGCCGGGCCCTTACGGTTGCCCTCCATGAGCTCTTCATGGATGTAACCAGTGATCATGTCACCGCCGGCCCATAAGACGACTTCGTTGATATTCGCAATCGAGCGAGCGAAGTCGAGAAGGTAGAGCGACTTTTGCCAGGTAGTAGCAATGCGCCGATTAGCAACACGCTCGTTGAACTCGTTGACCCCGTTAACCATTTTCGGGTCGACGACCTCTTCAAGGTGCCAATCGTTGACACAGATGATGGCGGACGCTTTGCCGCGTCCCTTGCGTTTACGACTCCGCTCCAGCTTTCGGAGCGTCGCCTGGTCCTGCGAGGCCAGGAGCCTTTCGCAGTTGTCCTCGGAGACCTGCAAGTCCGCCTCGGCCTGCTTGTACTTCTTCTCCGCGTCCTTTTTGGCCGCGTTGGCAGAAGCGAGCTTCCGTTCGAGTTTGCGGATTTCGCGGATCTTCTCGTCCTCGCTCATGTCAGCGAGGGTTTGCAGCTGCGCAAGCTTTTCGCGTGCTTCAGCCGTCTTCGAGCTAGCCATTGATTGTCCTCGTGTTGAAGATGCATCTGTTACGACTTGCGATATCATGTGAGTCTACCAGATCTGTCGATCGTGTGTCAAGTGTCTTACCTGAAAAAATCTGACAATTTTGCTTGCAATGCAAGCACCCCCAAGGAGAGCTACCATGCACCATATTCCAGTGGATCATTGTCCGGACGTGGAGTTGACGAAACTCCCGAACGAGAAGGTGGTCACATTCGACGGGCATGAGTTGAAGCTGGGGTCAGTCATCTACTTTCGCTTCTGTCCGCGCGAGGCGGCGTCCGAATACGTCGTAGTCTCAGATCGCGCGATTCGTGGCAGAGGCACTACAAAAATAATGGTGGTAGGCAGCCGTGGCATCGCAGCGGCTATGGACGCCACCGAATTCGTTAGAGACAAAAAGATTTGGTGGGACTGGTACCAGCAGAGGTACAAGCCCGCCGGGAGACGAACCAATGGCGAAACAGCCAGAGACTGATCTCGTTCCCACTGACCTCGTCACTGTCACCATGGATATGGACAAGGACGACGTCGCGGCCATTTTGATGTCCCGCGCTGAAGAGCGCATCAAGCTGGCCATTAAAGCTTGTCAGGACCGTGAAAAGGTTCTGACGAAGGAGCACGACGAGCTGCGCGAAGCCTTCAACGACCTCTGCGAAGAGTTCGCAAAGGAGAAGATGGAGGACACCGTCGAGACCCTCACCGAAGCGGCCACTGCGCTGAAGTGCAAGAATATCAGCACGGAAGTGTACTCGGGCGGATTCACGCTCCACAACAACATGGTCGCGGCAAGCATGAGCCTCAACGCCCAAAAGCCGCGTGTGCGCTGGGAGGTGAGTACGTCCTTCAAGGCCACGGCTGCGCTGAAGAAGGCCTACCAGACCGGCGAGAAGAAGCGCAAGGAGATCGACGACAACAAGAAGCAGTGGATCGAATGGCGGCGCAAGCTGGCCGATCTGCCGTCGATGGAACGCCGTGCCAAGGCGGCCGTCGCCGAGTCCCGGCTCAAGTCCACGAAAGAGGGCCAAAAGCTGGTCGACATGCTCAACGGCGATCTCGACAACTCCGTGAAGCTGCTCGGCATCTGTTGATATTGCAATGCCTGCCAGTGGTGATCTAAAACTGCTTGGATTCTGGCGACAGCCGGACGCCACGCGGTGGAAACCATTTTCTGAAGATCAAGAGAGCGTAACGCTCAACGCGCCGATCGATGACGTGGTGTTTGGCGAGACTCGGGAAGATTGTCTTGCCCAGATTCACGCCAAATACCCGGCATCGGATCCCAATATGTCGCTCGTGGAGTATCGCTGGCAAACGCATCCGCGTCACCAGTCAATCAGCGGCGACCCGTCTACGAATTGGGATAAGGACGACTCCATCGACGTGAGCGAGACGGAGCGCTACTGCGGAGCCGATCCGTGGGAAGCTCTTGCGCTTGCTAAGAAACTCGGCACGATTGAAACTCGCAATCTGACTACGGAAGGCTACTGCTACGACGGGCCGAAGTGGGAGGAGGAGGGTTGTATTGTGACGAGTGTCGGTTGGTACACCGGCATTAAGAAGATCAAGTATGATCCCAAAGGCCTGCTACGTGCGAAGAAAGCCGCAGCGACACGCCAAAAGACGGGGGCCGTCCTCGTTAGCGACGTGGCTTCGGCGATCTGGCAGCTTGCGATGCAACTCAACGATGTTGTACGCATCCGCGGCGTCGGCAGCGATTGGAATAGCCGCTACTCCTGCTGCATCTGCGCATTAGAGACGATCAAGTGGTTCAACGCCGTCTTCGGCAAGAACGCACATCGTCGCAACAAGCACTTCCGCGAACTCAAAAAGAAGTGGAAGGAGCGTGCAGAGGCGTCGCGCAAAGCGTGGTATCGTGACGCGCAGGTCGAATACAATGACAACGATCCGCGGGCCGTCTTCGCCAACTTCATGGCCGAAGAGATCAAGGTCCGTAACTCGCCCGTACTGACCGAAAAGGAGTGGCGAAAACGCGGCGAACGTTGGAAGCCCCCGCCGGGCACGTTCAAGGCGTTCGGCCACAAAGCCTATGCCAAACAAAGGGCGCGCGACGAAAAAGCGCAAGCCAAAAAAGAAGCCGAAGCCAAAAAAGCCGCCGCCAAAAAGAAAGCCAAAGTCGGTGGCAAAAAAGGCAAAGGCAACGCCAAAGCCAAAAGGCCGACCAAAAAGAAAGCCCCCGCAAAGAAGCGGCCGTCCCGACGTAAGTCCAAAGCTGCGCGCTGAGATCATTCGACTCGGCACGCTGTTCATGAAGGAGGCCAAAAACTTCAAGGCGGCATTCAAACGTCCCTTACACGACTTCTGGATCAACAATGTACGCGGCTTCGACATCCAGCGCTTCTGCGACGAGATGCTCGAGGCGTGCCACGGGAGTTTGGTCAAAGCCGTGCGTGCTGAATACGGGGACGAAAAGGCGGCATTAATCAAACGACTGGTGCCTAGTGGTTCCAGCGTCATGTGGCCACAAGCCACATAACTTCTGAAGACCAGGCTGCTCCCAGGTGTGTGCGACACCACCGTCGCAGTGCGTCACCGTCACGGCCCTCTGAGAACTTCCGATAGTACGCTATCGGGTCCATAAAGAGCTGACTGACGGGTTTTGCCTCGGCAAATAGTGTCATCATCCTGGACCAATTGAACGCGAAGGCATGGCGCAGCTGGGTGTCGTTGTAGGACACGCGGCCCGCCTGAATCTCTTGTTGTACATGACAGACAATCGCCAGTGCGTTGATTGCTGACTCTGCTGTGAAAAGCAGGTCGCCAGCACCGTCGCCGATGGAACCACCATTCTTCGCCATCCACACGTTATGCGTCGCGCCGTTCAGGTAAGCGACCCACTCGTCTAGGATGTAGAGGGGGATCTGATTCCATTGGCGAGTTCTGCCGATCATGTACTGCGCGTACATTCGCGATCTGAGTCCGGTTGGGACATACCGGGCAGCATCCCTGATAGTGCAGGGCCGCGGCTCTTCGATGAGCGCGGTCCTGCCGTTCAAACAATAGAGTGCGTTTTCCACACCCGTGCCGGCACCATGCTCGTTCCTCATGAGCGAGTTCACACCATGGGTCGCTTCATGCGCCCACGTGCCCAGATCTGAGTCACGGTAAGTCGCGGAGCTTGTCAGGCCCGTTGCGGGCAGCCGCGAATCAATGTCCGCCAATACCTGCCCCAACCGTGTGTCGTCTACCGCTCTGACAACCGGCGCGTAGGTCCACAGCGGTTCACGGGCAGCCTCATTGGAGCGATCGTCGCCGGCAGCGTACATTGGTCCCGCCAGTACGCTGCCGGCTGACGCCGCTATGAATGCCCGTCGTGATAGTTTCATGGCGTCAAATATACCGTTCTTTCGGGATCCGGGGAGGACCAATTTTGTTAATGGAAACAAAATGTGCGCATGCGCAGCAGGACTGGGCGACAGCCTTACTGCAGCGACACGGCAAACTGATGGAAGTCGAGGAGATGGAGGCCCTCATTAAGAGGGGTAAGGCAGGGGACGACGACGCGCGGAACCGCGGGATTGCTGGTTGCTACAGGCTGGCCTTTCAACAGGCCTGGCGCGCAGCGTACAACGATCCCCACTTCTCCGTCGACGATCTCTTCCAGGAGGCCGTGATCGGCCTCATGAAGGCAGTCGAGCGCTGGCGACCAGAAACGGGCAACCGATTCGTAACCGCTGCTTGGTTCTCGATCCATGCCGCAATCTCATGGTACAAAAAGTGCCATAGGCGCCTCGTATACTACCCGCCCCGCTGGGACGAAAAGGGTGTCAAGCGGCCGGACTGGACTAAAGACTGTCCGGAGCTGTTTGCAGACTACGTGTCGTTGCATAAACGCGTGGGCACGGGCAATAGGCGAAATCCCGGGATATTCGTGTACGAGATGATTGAAGACGAGACGCTGCGCGACTTCGTTGCCGACGTCGAGAGCGAGGACCAAGCCGATATGGTCTACGAGGCGTTCGAGAAGTTGACGGAGCGTGAAGTCGACATACTGCGGCGTCGCTATCTCGGCGACAAGCTTTGGGAGATCGGTAAAGTTTACGGAATCACCCGCGAACGTGTTCGGCAGTTGATCATCAAAGCCGAAAATATCATCCACAATCACGTCTTGAAAGAGCAAATCGATGGAGACGCTGGTACTGCTTAAACCCGATACGCTCAAACGGGGCCTGGTGGGGCGCGTCCTCACCAGGCTCGAGGATCGGGGCATCCGCTTCCTGCGGGTGAAAGAGTTGATCATGCTCCCCCGCCACTGCGAGGAGTTGTACGCAAAATTCAAGGGCGAGCCCTACCTGCCTCGCATCCAAGAATTTATGACCAGCGGCCCGATCGAGGCCCGTGTGGCGCACGCGCCGCACGCGCCCGACGACACGATCACGATCGTACGGTCTGCTGTTGGCAGCTTCACGGCACCCGCTGCAGGCACCATCCGTGGTGACTTCGGCGCTGTCCGCGAAAAGAACCTGATACACGCCAGCGACTCGCCAAGTGCGGCCAAAGTCGAAATCGAGATATTCTTCCCGGGGTTCCCTGGAGATGTCGGCGACTAGGGCCTGGCGAATGCTGCGCGACCGCGACGGACTCCCTGCAACGCTGTTCCACGGCGTACGGGGAAGCCGGCTTCTGCACCTCGACCTTTGGTACAGGGCGGAAGAGAAGATTGCGTGGGACGGTGACAAACGGAAAGCGACGCACTACACGTCGGGATTCCACGTCATGCCCACCTACGAGGACATACTGCGCTTCTCGAACCGGTTCCGAAACATCGATGACCTTGTGATCTGCGAGGTTGATGTAAAAGGGAAGCTTCGGAAGAAGAAGCACAGTCCTTCTAACATACTGCTCGCTCCCTGGATGCGTATCCTGGATGATCAGTGGGCAAACCGATTACTACTACCTGAAGTGAGGGCAAACTGAATGGCAATTTTTGGGTACATCCTCATCGGCTTCGTCGTCGGCATTTCTATGGGCTGGATGGGCGGCTTCGCCTTCGGCCAGATTAGCGAGAATGAGAAGCTCCAACGGCTTGCCGTGAAGCTGAAGCTCGCACGATGGGAGACCAACCACACTACCGGGAAGCCGTACTTCGTGTGGTACACCATCCACGGCATCATGACGATGCAGCAGGCAGCGCAGTCGAAGAGCACCTTCGCATACCCGCAGTTTTCGTGGGGGCTGCCTGCGGCTGTGTTTGGCGACGTGCCTGATCATGACGAATCGACGTATACCGGTGATTTGATCGACGGCGACGAACCCTTCGACCCGATGGAAGACGAGGAGGAGTTAGAGGATGAAACCGCAGACACGACGTGACTTGCTCACCGTGCTGATCTTCGCACTCATGCTTGCCGGCGTGATACTGGTCCTTGGAGCAGTCATGTGCACGCAATCGGACGGCGCTGAGCCGACCAGCAAAGCGAGCGCTATCATGCTTGAGCCTGAAGTGTGGTTCTCGGACGTACTGCTGCCCGAGGAATACAAAATTTCGCCTGGCCACTATGACGGCCAGGAGAAGCGATACCTGACGTGGGCCGAGGCGATGCGAAAGCGCGCGGCCGATCGACAGGCCTTTCTGAACTTCATACCCAGCGAGCAGCATCGCTATCGCCTGAACCTGTTCAAGATGGTCGAGGCGTACGAGCAGCTGCCCGATGGGGCGGACAAGGAACGCATGTTCCGCATCTGCCTACTTGAGTTCATGTTCGTAACCAACCGACTCGATCTCGATCGAGTGGAGCTTTACCCCAAAGATATGCCTGGAACCGCACGCCGGGCACTGCGCGACTTCCAACCGAAGTGACAGCACTTCGCGGGGTCGAAGTTGCGTCAGCCAGCCACCGAGTGTGGCCTGTGCCAAAAGCCCACTCGGTAGGCTGGTCTTATACAAGGAGCCGCCATGGACCGCATGATGACGATCAGCGAGGAGGAACGGGCGATCATCGAAGCGTGTATCGCCGACTGCATCGATGCAGTGACAAAACAACGTATGCTCTGCATGCGTGAAGACCGCTTGGCTCGTAAAGAACAGCTGCAGCTGAATGAGGAGTATCGTAAGCTGTCTCCTGCGGACCGTCGACAGACGGGAAGCGAACTGTTGCAGTTGGAGGTCCGAATGGAGGAACTCATAACTCGGTTCGACCCAGATGACTGGGAACCGACACCTGACATTGAGGAACTCTGTTTGGATGGACCACGTGACACCTCGTCGACCGAAACGAAATTTTCTTCCGGATGAAGGAGTTAGTTCCTTCCGAAGGAAGGTACTGACTCCATTGCATTGCCTTCCGTAAGGAAGGTAATGTAATAAACGACTAAAGTTGGTCCAGAGGGCCAAAGGCACTTTAGTCGTTTATTATAAGGCGGGGTATGGATGTGCTCCCTCTGCTGAGGGACCCGTCCAATTTTATTCACGTGAATAAGAAGCGTTCCCAGGGGGCGGTATGTGGCCGCCCCCATAAGTGTTGTTCTTTCCCAGAAGGAGGCCTCATATGGCCAAAGGAAAGCGAAAGAAGAAGCGTGCTCCGATGATCAGCAAGACCGAGGAGCTTGGCCCGAACGACCGGACCCTCTTGATCCGGCGGTATCGGAAGAAGTTCCCCAAGACTGACCGTGTCATCAAGATGAGCAATGGCCGGAAGCGCCGAATCAAAGGCATGCCGGCCACCGTTCTGTTGAACGAGAAGATCCTGCGAGATTACCCCCACAGCGGGGTCACCGCGCAGAACATCTACAACTTCGACTCGGACGTCAAGAACGGGAAGAAATCGAAGCCGGTGGGCAAGTCCAAGAAGACGCCGGCACGGGCAGAGGCACAGACGCCCGAGACCACGACCCCGCAGAAGAGCGTGGACCTCAATGGCATGTCGCTGGAAAAGTCGCAGACCCTCTTCGAACAGATGAAGACTGCGAAACCCACCGCCATGCCGCGACTCTTCGGTCAGTTCATGGCCGAGATGACGACGCAGATGGACAAAGCGACGGAATGGGCATCGAAAACCACGGTGTCCGATCTGATCAGCTAACCCGGGCGTTTGCCACTCTCTGTCCTACACTTGCCACAGAGAGCGTGCCGGTTACCCCCTCCTAACCCGAGGGAAGGTGATCAGGCTCCGCGGTTCGTCCTTCATTGGGCGGCCGCGGCCTCGACCTGGGGTTCGGTCGGTTTGTGACGAACGCTAGTTGAATTCCCCCCAATTTAACCAGTGGTACCGCCAAACCCCAGGTCACAAAGCATCAAAATGCGCGCCTTCTTGATGCCCTCAGAGGCGCGTGGGAAGATGCGTTCATGTACAGCGCCGCCCCACATCGTCGTGGGGCGGCGTCATTTCTCACACATAGGAGAGGACAAGTGAACAAGGAAAAACTCGAGATGCTCAACGCTATGGGCGCCCTGCTGGACGACCCGGAGACCGTTGACGAGATCGACGAAGTGCTCGCCCGCGGCGTACAGCTGGTCGAACACGTGCTTGGCGCTATCGCCGACGCCCCGCGTGCGAAAGTGACGGCCGACCACATCGCGAAGCTGTGTCGGATGCAGTATCAATCGTTTTTGGACGCTGGCTTCAGCGACGGGCAGGCGTTTACGCTGCTGGTCGGCATCCGCGCCGGTCTCACGAAAATCAGTTGATACATGTGCGTGTGGGGCTGTGGGCTTAGAAGCAGCCATCAGCTAAGGAGTGGCGAGTGGAAGTGCTCTGGACCGGGTTAGCCGCCCGGCCACCACAAGATAACCGTGCAGCATGACCGTTGGCAACGGATCGGCGGCTTCGACTGGGCATGGTGTCACCACCGGGAAGCGACAGCGGATGCGACGCTACGACCGGCCACGTACTACCGAAAGGCTTCGGTCGCCGTAGCGAATCAGAGTTCGTGAAGTCAGAGGGATGCAGTTTGCTACGGTAGTACCAGCGGAGTCCGTAGTTAAGGTTGAGAGACGACAATCGAAGTGTCGGGAAAACAATGCTCTTCCAATGCTGTATTCGTAGCCCGTGGAGCCTTTGGCGTGACAGCACACCCCACGCACATTTTTACAAAAGGAGAGGAGTTATGATCGCGCGAGCGAAACCCGGCTTCGACCCGGAGATCATTCGGTGTTCCGTGTTCGCTCTTCAGGTCTGCGTGCCTGCCACGTGGACTGACGAGGAGATCGAAGAGTTCGCTGAACAAGAGCACCCGGCCGGTGCTTTCGATGGGTGGCACATCCAGCGCGACGGGCCGTATCCGGAGCGCGTTTCATGCAATGACCGCGAGGGGTTCATCCACGTGGTCGTGGAGGTATAGATGGGTAAAAAAACAATCTGTGACCTGTGTGGAGCCGACATCGAAAAAGGTGAGTGCTTTACGATAAACCTGCTGCCGCCCCGTAGTTTTAACGGGCGTGGCAAACACATCCGCACATGGGACGTCTGTCGCGAGTGCTTGGACTTTCCAATCAGCGGATCAAAAATGCGCAACGTGCTTCGGCGTCTCATCCCGGACTTCGTGCGCAGACTCTGGAAGAAGAGGATGTAGATGGGAATGGACGTTTCTGGAAAGAACCCCGACGCCCCCGTCGGTGAGTACTTCCGTGCGAACGTGTGGAGCTGGCGACCAATCCACCAGCTGATGTGCAAGCTTTGCGGCGACCTGCTCTCTGAGGGGTTGCTGGAGCAGATGAGCTATAACGACGGCGCAGGCCCTGACGACCAGGAAACCTGCACGCAAATGGCCATCAGGTTCTCCCAGTGGTTGGAGAAGAACCACAATGGGCACGCTGTCGATCTGGGGTGCTATTGTGCAGAGGGTACCGGACGCTTCGTAGGCGATGAAGAGCTCGCCCGCGGCGATCCGGTTGAAACCGCACACCGTACAAGTGATGCCCATCTGAAAAGTTGGGTACAATTTCTCCTCCATTGCGGAGGATTCGCAGTCGACTAGAAAGGAGGCGGCAATGTCAGGTTTCGTGACCGACGGTCAGCAGATCCGTGACGTCCTGCTCTTGCTCAAGAGCAGCATCGCACGCGCGACCGACACGTACCAGGTGAGTCTTAAGCAGTACGACGACGAGGATCTCGGCGATCCACTCGACCATCGGGGGACGCGCCGCGGACTGCAGTACGATTACGTCTTGATCATGGAGATGCAGCAAGCGTACAACCGGATGGTGTCGATCACCGTCGGGGACAAAAGCATGCTACTGTCTACGGCGGTCAAGATGATCGGTATACTCGGAGAGGACAAGAACCTGCTGAGGAAGGCACTGAAGGCCGACGGGTCGGACAATTGGTACGGTCGCAACGAGCGGACGTCCGAGACGATCGTGAAGAAGGTCATGGTGCCACGACCGGTCGCTGAGAGTTTGATTGAGACGGCTGAGAAGGAGGTGACGCAGATGCGTCGCGCCATCGGTCGTGGCAATCAAGAGCAACGAGAACTTACAGCTGAGAACACTGGCCTCCCCCAGGAGGACTTTGATCGCGCTGTTAAAGTGTTGACTGAAATGTAGGCGGCTTCGGCCGCTTGCGGGTAGTGGGAAAGTACCTAATTACCGCGAGAGCGGTGATACGCATGTCCAAATGCGCGGAAACGCCTGTGTAAGCCCTGGTAAAACCTCGGCGGCTATATGACCTCGTCCCTCGCAAATCGTGCGTGATTAAGGGGTCCATGGCATCGAGATTATATGAGGGGGCAGCTCAAGTAAGCCTACCAGCATCTCACTTTCCTACTACCTTTTTTCACAAGGTGGTGACTCATGGTCAAAGACCTGATTCTCGGTACGCCGTCACGGTCCCCTGCGGCCATGGCGGCGTACCATGCCACCGTTATCCCAAATGGTGGTGTAGTCGAAGACTGGCGAACCTATCTCGTGCCGCGGATCGCCAATATCCGTCGCGCATGGGTCGCCCGTGTCATAGCGCTCTTTAATGCTGGCTGGTCTGTTTTGCAAAGCCCCAAGCTCGCCTATGCGCAAAACTGTCTGCCGTGCATCTGCACATCAGACCCGATAACACAGACGTGCAAACTGATACCGTGCCCTTTCTGCCACGCCAGGAAGGTTGCCGATATCTACATGCGCGCCCAAAAGCTGATCATCAAGCTCGGTAACGTCCGCGTAATCAGTTGGCGACGAAAACACGGTCGGGCTGCCGTCGACATGATCTACCTGAACGAACACGGCCGTGTAACGGGGTTGGGTGAAGTCTTTGCAGAGCATAACGGCCGCCGACGCGAGATCCGCAGAACGCAGCTGCAGGCTGCATACGGTGGTGCACAGATGGTCACGATCGCTCCGCATACATTCGACCACCCTTCGCCGGAGGGTGCCTGTGGCCGCTGGCTCGTACAGCAGAGCGTTCTTGCTGTTGTGCCGCGCTATTGGCGTCCACCCAGAGGTATTCGCAAGCGTGCAGTCGTACGCACAAATCCCGATCCCCACGACTTGGCATACCAGGTTGGGCGGGCGTTTCGGTATCCGCAACACTGGCTTACCAGCGATCCGTGCATCATGCGTGACCTGCTGGAGGCTATGAAAGGCAGACGATTCAAAGAAATTTTTGGAGACTTACGTGGGTCAGTATGATCCTATCGAGCGATTAGCATCGCTCGAGTCCAGACATTCCCTGTCGGCTCAAGAGCAGTTCGACATTATCTCCAACGCCGTCGACTTCGCGAAGAACTCGCCGTTGGCGTTCGTACAGTTCATCGACATCATGGACGAGGAGCTGCAGTCGCCGCAGATGGCGGTTGCAGAGGTCAAAGACATGCTGCAGAACCCTGTGGCTGACCTCGAGGCTTTCTTCGACCGCGACCTGTCGTTGGCGTCGCTGAACAACCTCACCGAACTTGAGAGCTCCGGTGACGTGCCAGAGATGCCGTCGACCGATCTCATCAAATCAGCGGTGCTAGCAATGACGCCGTTCGACTACGAGCAGATGCGCTCCCATCTCACCATGACCGACTTCGACTCGGCCTACCACGAAGGCGCTATTGTCACCGGGTGTTACACCCGTTTTGATGACGGTTCTATCGCTGCTGTCGCTCTCGTCCACGCCACCCCCGCTAACGGCGGGCCGTACCTTGATGCGTGGCTGTGCCTGCCCCCGGACAAGTTTCCGGATACGCTGAATCCGTCGTTGCCTGCCACAAGGGATATGGACCAGATCTTCGAGTTCCAGTATCCTGATGGCACGTATCGCGTAATCAAACTCGTATCCGCAGCTGGCCAACAGGAATGTCCAGGTACAACGACGACAGACACTGTGAGAAGCCACGAAGGTGCCTCCGGTGCATGAACATGTTCCTTTCCAAACATGCGGGCAACCGCATATGCCCGGACTGCACCGCGCATCCGCCGAATGTGAGCGGACTGCGTCGGGTGCACTTCGACCTTGACACCTATATGAGTCAGAAAGAGAAGGATGACAAATTCGACGGAAGAGCTGGCCTCTGACGATTACGTCGTCGTCATTGGTCCCGTCATTGTCGATCGCTACTTCGTGGGCAAACCCAGACGACTTGACCGTACGGCGCCGGTGCCTCTAATCGGCGTCACGGGACAGTTCTGGGCGCCCGGTGGCGGCGGCAATGCCGCAAACTGCTTGGCCCATCTGGCCCTCCCAACGACGTTCGTCGGCATGGTCGGAGACGACGACGCCGGCGAAGAGTATCTCAAGGCACCGATGCCTCCCAACCTGCAGCTGAAGGTTGGCAAATACGCTAACTACAGCACCCCCGTAAAAACCCGCGTCTATGCCAACAATCGCCTTGTAGCACGGTTTGACGCGGACGATCCTTACACAGGGTCGTTCGAGTCTACGACTGCGTCCTTATTTTTTAGCGCTGTGGCAGAGAAGCCGCCTTTGGCGATACTTATCAGCGACTACAACAAGGGGGTGTGCACGCCCGACATCATCGGGTCCGTGCTGCTCTACGGCGAGGATCACAACGTCCCCGTGATCGTGGACCCTGATCCGGCGCACACAGAGAGCTATCAGGGCGCTACGCTACTCACGCCGAACGCCGACGAGGCAATGCGGATGGCAGCGGCCTGCGGGTATGCAGATCGCGCAACCGATCCGGTCGAAGCAGCTGACTTCCTGGCCAACAAGTTCGATTGTGACGTCCTCGTCACGCTCGGCAGCCACGGAATGGTGCTGGTTCCGCCCCACGGGCAGGAACGGTTCCCGCTGCAAGCGCTGCCCGCCGCTGCGATCGATACGTGCGGTTGCGGAGATGCTGTGGCGTCGGCGATGACCTACGGGATTGCCACCGGAATGAACGCACGCACGGCTACGCGCTTTGCAAACGTGTCCGGTTCGCTATGCTGCGAGATCATTGGTGCTATGCCCATCCCGCTGCACCGCCTCAACCAACGCGTGACGCTGTCGCTCGGGCTCGATCGAAAGGTCGTGACCCTCGACGAGCTGCGTCTCCTGCGGCAATCCGTCGCCGTCGCCGGCGAAATCTTCGGGGTTGCCAACGGCGTGTTCGACGGCGTCCACGACGGGCACACCTCGCTGCTACGGCAGGCCAGGGAGCATTGTGACTTCCTGGCGGTGCTCGTGAACACTGACGAATCGGCGGAGCGCATCAAGCGCCGACCGCAACACAGTCAGATAGCCCGTTCGCTCAGCCTGGCGGCGCATCCGTTGGTGGATGCGGTGCTGCTGTTCGACGGCGATAACGCAGTACCAGAGTATCAGGCGTTGCAGCCCGATATCATGGTAAAAGGGCCGGACTACAAGGATAGGGAAGACCTGCTACCGGAAGCTGCGGTGCTGCCTGAATGGGGCGGCGAGCTGCGGTTGGCCGAGCTAGAGGTCGACGTCAGTAGTACCCAACTGCGGGAAGAAGATGAGGCCCTCAAAGAGAGCACTGCGCCAGGAGAGACTGAAGACAGCGCTGGAGGAGCTGGAGACGCTGCGGACTGAACTCGCCTTCGACGAGATCACCGTAACGCTCAGCGACTTCCAACGACACTGGCAGTTCAAATATGGCGACAAGCATTTGGCGGACTGGTGGCCAGCTTCTGCGAAGGGACAGCTCACAGGGTCACAAGACTCCGTCGACTGTGTGAGCACGTCTCAAGCGCAGAAGCTGGCCATCGCCGCTAAGAAGAAGCTGTTTACCGAGATTCGGCAGGCGCTTCAGCAGAGGTGAGCTCCTCTCGCAGGATTTGTACATCCGGCGGGGCGTCGACACCGAGGCGGATCCGATCACGACCAGTGCGGATGACCGTGACGGTGATGTCGTCGCCAATCTTGATCTGCTCACCTTCTTTGCGGGACAGGACCAACATGGTAGACCTCCTTGTGCTTGCAGTAACAATACGCCCAGTTTATCACCTTCGGACCCCCGGAGCAACCAAATGGGACAATTTCACTTCATGCAGATGTACAACGACGCCGCGGCGCGCGACTGCGCTGCCATGCCGCAGGCGTTGCTGATGATCGGAGCCGTTACGGCGGCTGAAAAGGACGCACGCGGGATGGGATATTGGGATGACCTGACCATCGACGTGCTGTTCGAGAAGGCTCGCAGGCTTGTTGACCTGAGGGACTGTTTTTCGGAACGACTAAAGCTTATGCTATTGGATGGTGAAATCCTCGTCTTAGTCCGGGACCCTGTAGATGGACGCGTCCATCGGCTCCGAGACACCGACGTGATCGATTTCGATGACCCGATAGTAGGCCCGGAGCAGTTCTTTACATTGGCTGAAAAGCTGATCGAGCACTCGGCCTGAATCTTATTCAGGAGAATAAAATGGCAGCGAGACCGCTAGCACTGGTATCGGCTGACTGGCATCTTCGTAAGTACGACCGCGTGTGGTACCGACGTGACACGCTGCGCGGCGACGCCGCGTGGGGCGTCCGACAGGTATGCGACATTGCGGCCGAGCAAATGCCTGATTGTCTGATCCTGCTGGGCGACCTGTTCGACCAGCGGCTGCAGCAGTCAGATTCTCTGATGCTCATGCGACGAGCTATGGCTGATTTCCAGGAGAACAATATCCAAGTGCAGTTCATTCAAGGACAGCACGAGCGGTCTTCACCGACGCTGATGAAGTCGATCCACAGCTGGTCACAGCATATCGACGAGCGGATGGTGGAGTTGGACAACGGCAACCTGCTCATGTACGGCCTGGATTATCGCAATCCGGTCGAGGTTGAGGAGGCGCTGCGTGCCGTGCCTACAAACGCTGACATTTTGGCGACTCATCAGGTTTGGAAGGATTACCTTGGCGAGGAGCGCGGCGATGCCTGGTTCCACTGGGCGCCGACGCAGTTCATTGCCACGGGAGATTTCCACAAAGCGAAATTCGAGACGCGTGGGACGCAGAAGATCCTGTCACCGGGACCGCTCTGCATGCAGAACATCGGCGAGGATCACGAGAAGTTCGTGTTCATGCTGAACTCTGATCTCACCGTCACGCCATACAAATTGCGATCGCGCGGCTACTATGAGGCACGCCTGTACGAGGAAGCGCAACTCGAGCAATTCCTCGACGAGTGGGACGCCTCCCCGGCGAAGATCCCGCAGGTTGGCGTGCCGCCCGCCGTCGCAACAAACATCATCCGCGTTTGGTACCGTTCGGATATTCCCGACGCCAAGCCGCGGTTGGAAGGTAGGATCGGCTCATCGGCCCACCTATTTACAACGATGATCCCTGTCGAAGACCAGGCACAGACGGTCGACGCCGAGCGGCGTGTCCAGGCTGTACTTGGTGCGGGCATGGTCGGATGCATCAACGAGTTTTACGGAGATGACCCTCGCGCATGCGCAGATGCCGTGCGGCTCTACCGTAGCAAAGACATCCAAACCGAGCTACTTTCAATCTTCAAGGAGCAAGTTAGTGTCCCTAACGGTCACCGAGAAGGAACATTTCAAGACGAGACTCCAGGAGATCCACGATCGAGCGACTGCACAACTGACGGCCGACGCGCCAGCGTGGGAGCCACGGCTCCGCAACAAGGCAGCTAAGGTCGTCGAACAGCAGTTCGGCGTCGCGGAACTTCTGAATAAACAAATGGAAATTCGGCGTCAGCGGCGCGAGCTAGGCAGACAACTAGAGCAGCTCGACACCGAGATCTATGAGAAAATCCACGGCCTGCTGTCAGATGACGCACCCTGGGTCGAGGACGATAGGCGTTACTACAGCCGTAACCGCCATGAACGCCAGGAATTCGCACGCTACCCGGAGAACTGCCGACAGCCAATGCGCTGCCAGCTTCAATACGAGTTCGAAAAACTCCGGGCAGAGCATCCCATTGGACGCGCTCTTGCTGAACTCAAGGACCGCGTTGACCATTACCGAGATCGCATCATTGCGTGCGCATCGCACGCAAAGATGGAGACATTATGGGAGGAGGTTGTCGAAGAGCTGGGCAACTTCGAGCCCAGTGATCCCGACGCCCGGACTCCTAGAAAGGTGGAGACCGCCCGTGTCACACACGATAAGAAGAAGTGAGCTGCCGCCGATAGTGCTTCCGAACATTATCGAGCAGGCTGTGAAGGAAACCGAGGCTGCGATGCGGGAAGCTATGGAACGCATCAAGAACATGCCGACGACACTGCTTGCCGTGGATACCGAGTCGGGGGCTATAAAAGCCGTCGACGAGTTCTCTACGGAAGCAGTGGCAGCCCGCTGTAGCCATGAATGTCCGTGCGTTATCGGTGAAACCCATTACCGCGCACCAAATTGCCCCAATAGGAGCCCCCATGGAACATTACCCAAGCCATCTGACCCCGGCGTTGCCGATTTTCTTGGACCGAATCCGGTCGGCTGCACAATCACTCCCGGTGCACATAAGCCATCCGCCCGCGACTGAATCCGCTGATCGGTCGTACGGAATGACCTGTGTGCAGGCGCTCCGGATGTATGCGCCGGACCTGATCGAAGAAGGGAGGGTGATCATAGAATGAGTGCGGACCTCACGTTGAAGTACGCAACCACTTTCACGAGTCTTGCTAACGCTATGCGACTTGTGAAGGCGTCGCTGCTGGCCCTCAAGGATGCCAGCGATAATCTCAACGACTGGTGGGACGACCAAGACCTCGAAGGTGTGGAGGACGAGGACGAGTTCCTCGCCAAGAAAGCCGCCGAGACTTTTGGCATCCCGGAGAGCTTCGCGCTCGCCCTTGTCGACTTTTCGTTGCTTCCAGAGATCAAAGGTATGAAGGCTGCGCCGCCTGACGCCATGACGCTCGCCGAAGCGCTATCACTACTGCACCCCCTAACAAGTGAGAGCTGGCCATGATAATCCAGAAGGTCAACCTTCGACATTTCTGCCAGCACATCCAGGAAGAATTCACGCTGTCGCCTGGGCTCAACATGATCGTTGGGCCCAACGGCAGCGGGAAGACCAACCTCCTGCGTGCTACGCAGTTTCTCGTCACGGGGGACTCGGGCGGCAATCGCCCCAAGGCGGACGACGTCTACCAAGGCGTGTTCGGCTCAAACGAGGAGTCCTTTGTGAGCGGCCAGCTGTTGCACGAGGGAACAGTCATTACCCTCAAGCGTGCGCTCCAGCCGGCGACAGCCAATCTCATGGAGATCGGCGACGAGACCTGGACGTCTGTCAATGCCATTAACAGCGAGCTGTTCCGACGGCTGGGCACGACGAAGAAGCAGATCCACGACTACATCTTCGTCCGCCAACGCGGCATCGACGAGATGTTCGACCAAAAGCCCGCCGAGCGGGCCGCATCGCTGGCATCCCTCTTCGGCCTCGACAAGGCTGAGAAGATCTGGAAGCAGACCGGCGACTTCCTCAAAACGATCGAGGTGCCGACCACGACGTTGAGTCTGGATGAGCTGAACGCGCAGCACGCTGACATACAGGTGCAGATCACCGAGCTCAACAACCAGTTCGCGGCGCTCCATCTACCACTCGACGGCGACGCCAAGCTTGCGGAACATCAAACCGTGATCGACGGCTGTAAGCAGCGTGAGATGCTGATGAACAAGCAGGCGGTCCTGGAGAAGACGCGTGAAGAGACGCTCGCTTCTGCCAAGGCTGCGATGTCGTACCGGCAACAGTTGCAGACAGAGGCTACGCTGCTGGAGAACGCTATGGCCGCCGTCAGCGTCGAAGCCAATGACGCGCACGGCGAGCTGGCACGTTGGGACGCGTACGATAAGTCGCTGACAGCGCGCGAGCAGTTCGTCGCCGACGAGCTGGCTTTTCGTACCAAGTGGCCGAGTCATCCGAAGCAGCCGCGCGAGGTCGCACCGCTCGGTGAGGACCTTGTCGAGGCGTTGAAGGGCTATCGTGCAGTGCGTAACAGTCTCACCAACAGCATCAAAGGCCTGGAGGATGAGGACGACAACTGTCCGACGTGCGGACAGCCACTGCCCGAGGCCGACCAGGCCACGTCACGCTTGCAGGAGCTGCACGATCAGCTGCGTGAGTGCGAGATGGAACGACAGCCGCTCGAGGAACAGCAACGTGCGTACGATCAGTACTGCGCCGAGCTGTTACACTGGCAACGGCAGTGCGAGGAGATGGATAAAGAGCAGGAAGCCTTGGAGCAACGCAAAGAGGCCCTGCAGCTGGTTGAGCAACCACGCAGCGCGCGTGACGCTCTCCAGGCCGTCATCGACGAGCACACCGAGTTCTGTGCGGCGCATAAGGAGATCCAGGAGAAGCTTAAGGTGGCGCTTGCTACTGAGGCCAGCCTCGACGCGAAGCTGGACCAGCAAAACCAGACGCACTTTGAGCAGACCGCGGAGATCGACTCGCTGCATAAGTACACGGCGGAGGCCGCTACCATTGCTCGCCAGGAGTTGCAGCAGCTGAAAGGCCGGCTGGCGCAGGCCACCGAGCTCGACAAGCAGATCGCTGTGCTGCGCGCCACGCTCGACGGCGTGGAGTCGAAGATCGACGACGTGCGGCGTGTGGAGCAAAAGAGCATCCGCACTCGGCAGGCTGTCGACCACCTGCAGCGTATCCGAGACATGTACCACCGCAACGAGGCCCCGCGCTTGGTGTCCTACACCTATATCGAGAACATGCTCGACGAGGTGAACCGAACACTGGAGCTATTCGAGGCGCCTTTCCGGGTGGAGATGGACGAGGATCTGGGCTTCATCTGCCGGTTTACCGATGGTATTCGGGTGCAGCCCGACAGTCGGCTCTCGGTCGGCGAGCGGATCGTTCTTGCTATGGCGTTCCGCATTACAGTAAACTCTACGTTCGCAGGTCAGGTGGGTGTCCTCATTCTGGACGAGCCCACTGCCGGCCTTGACGAACACAACCTCGGCTGTCTACCGCACGCCCTGGAACGTCTGCAGGTACTATCTGCAGAGCGTGGACTCCAGGTTTTGTTCGTCACGCACGAACCGCGGATTCAGCACCTGTTTGACAACGTCATTACGTTACGAGCCCATGAAAACTGATTCGCAGATCCTTAAGCTGCATGTTGCTCACAAGCAAGTGTGGTATTTGGATGGCATGGATATAGCACGGACCGATGGCCACGCGATCGAGGACTTCCTCGATACAAGCCGGCTACAGTGCGCCGAGCGGGTCCGCCTGCTCGGTCTCCATGCCAATGCGAGGCTCATTACGGCGTTGTACGACCGCAAGCTCAAAGGTCAGCCCTTGGAGATTGAAGTCGCATCGCCGTTGGCGTGCGCGTCTGTTGCGGAGCGTCATAACCCAGAGGCTGTGCTGTATCGCATGCGCCTCTTCGAACGCGCTCCGAGTGTCGGCGGCTTTCATACCGTCACTGAGAACGACTACCGTGCATATGCCCTCGCGGTCGAAACCATGCAGAGCGTCTTTAACAACATGCCAACAACCCAGCAGGCGTTACGACTTCTGCGTGCCCATCCAGCGTGGCGCGCAGTGTCGTTCATCCACAGCGTCAACCCCATGGCTGTCGCTGGCCTGCTCAGCTACATGCTCGATCCGCGGTGGTTCGTTGACCCGTGCTACCCGGACCGTTTGAGTAAGCTGTACATGAGTCTCGGGCTGCATCCAAAGACGCAGGCTGGGGTGACGTTGGGCGGTGCGCAGCACCGTAACCACAAACGCTGTGCGCTGGTACTGCGTTGCTGGAAAGACAGAACACGTGAGGGCGAGGTGCGCAGCAAGTTCGAAGTCACCGCGCCTGTCGCCGTGACAGGCAGCTCCGAACTCGGGCTCGCACCGTATGACTTCTCGTGGCGTCAGTGGGGATTGCACATGGGTATCGGCATGGACACCGACATCGAACCCAATCCTGTCAAGGCGGATCTGCGTGCGTCACAACGCTTCGTGGCCTTCCTGAGGCATACGTGGCTGGATGCGCTTTATCGCGATTCGAGTGCCTTGCCAGGCGTCAATACCGAACTGTTCCGACCCGGCGATTTCTTCAAGCAACACAAGGAGATCATCGCTTACCAACAGCACGTGGAAGCGACCGAAGGAGACAGTTACTGCTGACCGTATCTAGTGGTGTTGAAGTTTCTGACCACAAAATATGGGATTGTCAAAACTGCCGGTGTTTATCCGTTGACAGGCTCAACAACGGCAGGTAGTATGCATACTGCCAACGGGCAAAAGGAAGTTCCCGTGATCGAAGTAAGGATACAGCTGCGGTTCAATCAGCACTCACTCGGAGACCGCCGAACTAAGCAGCTCAACCAGATGCTGCGCGACCCTGACGGCCGTGTAATGTTCATGCCGACCTGGTGGAAGGCATTGATGCGTTATGCGGCTCAAGTTGTCAATAGACACCACGATGCTGTCAAAGACATCGACTGGGCGCCCGTCATCGAGGGAACTCCAAGGGAGTACAAACGATTCTACGCCCCGCAGAAGTTCACACTTCACGAGGCGTTCTTTCCAGGGGACGAGATCATCGTACACGCAGTGCTGCCGACGGAACTTCCTATCGACGACTTCAAGGAGTTGCTTGAGGTGGCCGGCAAGTACAGAGGCATCAGTCCCTATCGCAAGGATCAGAAGTACGGCACCTTTGATGTCATTGCTGTGACGCGGAGGATCAGGACAAAACCCAAGTAAAAGAAAAGGCCCGCTGGTGGCACAGCGAGCCTTTTGTGTTTCACGACCTGCAGGGGCATGCGGTCATGGCGGTATGTTACTGCCAATGATAGCGGACCCTGCGCATGTGGTCAACCCCGTTGGGGGGACCAAAGGACGCAGAATGTCAAAAGTGGCAATGATCCGCAAAAGCGGACCGTTCATTGCGGTCTCGCAGGACGGCGTAGCTTCGCTCACGCCGAACGAATACCGGATCCTTGAAAACCAGCTCTGGTACACCAAGCTCACGTTTCACTACGGTGCAGCTGCCTATGACCCCCATACGGGGGATCGGCAGAGCATGTCCGGCGAGCGCCGAAAGCTCTATCAGTACGACAATAACGGACATTTCATCTGCCAGCGCGGCTTCTACCCCCGGGTTAGGGGGTTACTTGAGGAAGCCGGGTATACCATCACCTTCGTCGACACGGATCCGCCTGTGGATCCTGTCATCTACACGCCCGACTGGGATCGGATCTTCGAACGCTTCCAACTCCGTGCGAAGCAGGACGAGTGTCTCGCCCAGATCGACATGCACGACGGTGGCTATATCGATGCGCCTCCAGCGTTCGGTAAGACGCACGTAATGGCCATGGTGAGTTCCATGTACCCGAGGGCCAAGATTGACATCGTGGCCAAGAGAAAGGACGTGGTGGGCCGTATACGCGATCTCCTGACGCGTTGGGTCCCTAGCGTCGGTATGGTCGGCGGAGGCAAGAAGCAGAAGGGGCGAGTCACGGTCTACACCGCTGACAGCTTGCACCACTCTGACTTCGACGCGCATATCATGCTGGCCGACGAAGGGCACGAGTTGATGACAGATCGTCTAGCCAAGCTGCTGGGCAACTATCACTACTCTCGCAACTTCGCATTCTCTGCTACCCCGGACACGCGCCTCGACAATGCCCACTTCCGCATGGAGGGCATCTTTGGGCCGTGCGTCTTCAAGATGTCTCAGCAAGAGGCAGAGCAGGCGGGACTCGTGTCGCCTGTCTTCGTACAGTGGATCGATGTTCGGCTGTCGCACAACCCGATCGCCAACATCAAGACTCTCGTGGCGCAGAAGCGCAACGGGATCTGGAGGAATCAATACCGCAACCAGGTCATCGCTGAAACCGCTCGGGCGTTCCGAGAGGGCGACGATCAGGTGCTCATCCTCGTCGACACAGTGGACCATGCATTGCATCTGCGAAAGCTGTTGCCGGAGGCGGCGCTGTGTTACTCTGAAGGTGCCCTCACCGACGGATCAAAGCGGGCCATGTTCATACGGAACGGTTTGCTCGACGAGGACGAACAGATGACTACGGCGCTGCGCAACAGTCTGCGGCACCAGTTCGAGAACCGTGAAATCAAGCTGGTCATCGCTACAGGTGTCTGGTCCGTCGGCGTGTCTTTCGATTCGCTGAACGTCTTGATCCGCGCCGATGCCGGCGCCAGCGAAACTACCAACATCCAACTGCCCGGCCGCGTGTGTCGAATCGACCCATCGAGCGGCAAGCAGTGTGGCATTCTCATCGACTTCAATGACGTATGGGATACGAAGTTCAAAGGCCGAGCCGCAGACCGTCGACGCGATTATCACAAACGCGGATGGACGCAGCTGCTGGCTGACGGCAAATTGTGGACCCCAGGCATGAGAGTGAACCGTGTCGGAACACAGAAATAGCTCGTTGCGTATGCAGCGGCCGCCGCCGGAAGAATACGAGGCGCTGCCGGAACGCAACATGTTCTCCACCAACCCCGCTGGTCACATGGCCAGGCGGCTCTACCAAGCGTACAAACGCGAGACATACTGGCGTGCTATGCGCGTGGAGAATGTCAAGCTACCGAACTTCAACACGCGCGAGCTGGGTGACTGCTGGCCGCGGCTGGCACGCCTCATCATGCAGTCGGGCTGGTCGAATGCCGAGCGGTTCATCCACGTGCAGTTCAAGTACGGGCCGAGCAGCGAGAAGCTGCAGACGCTCGAGCACGGACCGCTGGTGAACATGCTCACGTCCGAAAAGGCGATGAAGCAGTACACGCAGTACATCGTCCGTGCCGACAGCATGCTGGTACAGCAGTTGGAGTCTGCCAAACTCGAGTTCAAGTGTGCTAGCGCTGAATGCGCGGGACAGTACCCGCACCTGCCCACCAGGGAGCGCTGGGAACTTATTCTCATGAATAAAATGTTGGATCTCCCGCCGCTGTTCCGGTACTGCGTGGCCTCTTCCGAGGGGCTCGCCTGTGCCAAGGACTTGTGGGAAGAAGGCTTTCAGCAGTTCATGTCCGATCCGATCGGGTATACGCGTACGTGGGAAGCGACCATTCCTGCCGAAATGAAAGCCGAAGCCGAAGAACTACTGCAGCTCAAACTCTAGAAAGGGGCATCATGGAGAACCCTATGGTCAAAGTGGAAGCGCCGGTAGCTCCTGTCAACGAGCCCGGGCAACTCCAGGAAACCAAGAAGGACGATATCGATCCCAATCCGATCGACGACTTCTCGATCGAGTTCCTGTTGCTGCACGCTTCTCGTGACCGCGAAGTCTACTATGCTGTGCGTCAGCACCTGGAGCCTGAGCATCTCGGCTTCCCGCAAGAGCTGCCGTATCGGGTGTACCTGAAGGCGTTGTACGAGTATTTCGACAAGTACAACCGCCTACCCAATCGGCAGAGCATCTGGATCCGAGTGATCGACGAGCTTAACGCCATGCCAAACCTGCACGCCGATGTGTTCAAGGTGGCAGAGGGCGTGATGGACTGGATCTTCGACGAGAACGTCAACCCAATCTCGTCGTTCGAGCCCGACGCCGCGCTGGACATCCTGCGGAAGGTCCTGGTTGACCGCGGCCCCGGCCGCAGGTTGAAGGACGCCGTCGCCAGAGCGGGCTACAGCCACATCAACGATCTCCCAAAGCTGGTGCTCGCAGCACAGAAGCAGATCGAGGTGATCGAAACTATCGGACGTGTCAACGAAGAGGAGACAATACCGATGGAATGGGACCAAGTAGCGCGGCCACGCTGGCCGACTGGCGTGTCGTTTATCGATCGCGCGATGGAAGGCGGTTCCGAGCCGGGTGACGTCAACGTCATCATCGGAGCCACGGGCGGCGGCAAGACTACACTGTCCATGCAGATGGCGGTGTCGATCGCACGCATCCAGAACCAGATCGAGATGACCGGAGACGGTGAGCCCGGCCTGGTGGTCTTCATCAGCTACGAGGATAACCGTCGAATGCTACAGATCCGTGCTGCATCCTGTGCGGCGCAGGTCCCGAAGAACCAGCTGCGCTTCATGCAAGAGCCGCTGAGCACTACGGGCAATCTGAAGAGCTACGAGCAGACCATGTATCGTGCAGCGCCCGCCACTGGTGAGCTGCTGGGCGAACGTGAGCGCCTGCAAGCTGCCCGTGGGTGGCTCAACAGGTACATGAAGTTCGTCGACTTCCACGACGGTAAGGAAGGCGGCGGAGGCGGCGTTATGGAGGCACGGCAACGGTTACTCGCCATCCAGGGCAAGTCCGACATACCCATCCGCACCGTGGTGCTGGACTGGGCGGGCCTGATGGTGCGGAAGCACCTGCTGGAGACGAACCGTCAGGTCGACGGCAGCAACATGGCTGTGATGCTGGGCGGCTTGGTCGCTGAGCTGAAAGAGCAAGTCGCTGCCGAGTTCAACTGCACTGTATGGCTGCCGCACCAGCTTCGCGGACAGGCGACAGGCAGGTCTCCATCGGTTGCCCCAAACCACAATGAGGCCGAGTGGTGTGCCTCCTTCGCCAATATGGCGTGGTATGCGTTCTGCATAGGGACCAAGGACAAGCAGCATAATGTCTGCCAGCTGGTCGCTACGAAGACGCGCCACGGTGAAGGTATGCCTCCGGCGATCGTACGCGTAGACGGCGGGTTTTGCAAGCTGACCGACGTGTCGGACCAGTTTGAGCCGGACCATGTCCGACGACAGATCGTGCCGCGTGACGATGTTGCGAACTACCACGACAACATCCAAAACGAATCTGACGACTACTGGGACGAGGTCACATCATGAAATCGGTTACCGGCGTGACCCTGGGCAACGATGCCGCAGGCGCACACGTCATCAACCCGTTCCTTTACGAGAAGCTCCAGAAACGCTTCGGCGATGTTATCATCGCCAAGCAAGGCGAGCCGATCTACGGGAACTACACGTATGACGGCAGCGGCTTCAAGTACGACACCCTCGGCGGAGAGTATTATCGCGTCTGCTGCCCGTTCTGCGAGCAGAAGCGCGCGGTGGATACCAAACACCGACTGTGGATCAGCCATCGCTGGGGCGTCGGCCTCGACGAGGATGACCCGCAGACCAAACTGAAGCCGAACGATCGGTTTTGGTGGGCGTGGGTGTGCTACAACGAGCATTGCGAAGAGAACCCGGCGAACACCAAACAGTTGCAGACCTGGGTCTACGGCGGTATCGGCCGGGAGCTACACGCGCCCGCCGTCAAGCTGCAGTTCCACACTGTGCCGATGGCGTCGCTCGGACTCGTCGACTGGCCTGGCCGCTGCTTGCGGGTGGACCAGCTGCGACCGGAGCACCACGCATGGCAGTACCTGGCGACCCGCGGCTTTGACCCCGCGGCAGTTGGCCCACGCTACGGCGTGACGTACTGCGAGAGTGGTTCGGCGCGCTTCCCGATGGCGTTCGGACGGTTGGTGATCCCGATCGTGATGAACGGCGATATGGTTGGCTGGCAAGCCCGCCCGCCATATGAAGCAGACTGGAAGACCACCGCCAAGTACTACAACTGTCCCGGCATCAACCGGCGACTCATGTTGTACGGCTTCGACATAGCCAGGGCGTATCCGTACTGCGTCATAACCGAGGGCGTCACCGACGTGTGGGCTGTCGGCCAGGGGGCGATCTCGCTCCTCGGCAAGCACATATCCCCGCAGCAGGCAGAGCTGATCGCGCAGAACTGGAAAGCAGCCGTGATCGCTCTCGACCCTGACGCAATGGACCGAGTCGAGCGTATCCAGCAGCAGCTGGGCAGTATGCCGACGGTGGTCGTGAAACTCCCAGACGGTTGCGATCCAGCTGACATGGATCAGGATCGCTTCTGGGATCTTGTATGGCAAAGTTCCGTAAACCAGAATGTTGATCTGTTAGGACTACAGAATGATTCCTGAACTAGGTCTCGACGACCTTCAAGCGATTTTCCGCAACGACGAGGACAACGAGTACAGTCGGCGCTTTCCGATGTACCCCCTCGTGTCTCCCGGCATGCCGCCGCCTGGCCCGGACTTCATCGCCCACGCGAAAGCGCTCGGCGATGCTAACCCCTACGTCGTAGAGGGTACGGGCAAGAACAAGCGCGGCATCGAAGCCGGATTCAAGCTGCAGTGCCTGTATCTGAAGGCGCTGTACTCGAACGAACTCCACATGCCCATCAAGGTGAAAGGGCGTACCGAGACGGTGCGCATCCTGCCCGGGCATCTCTGGGGCGATCATGCCGAAGGTCCCAAGTACCTCGAGAACGAGGAGCTGCGGGGACGACCGCGTGTGATGGTTGTTGGAAAGCACCCTGGCCTCGAAGAGATAGGCGAGGGACGCAACTTCGTCGGCCCGTCTGGCCGGCAACTGAAGGACACGTTGACCGCGCTCGGTCTGAGTGATGCCGAGCTCAATGATTGGTACGTGTGTAACCTGGTGCGTTGGATGAACGTCAATCCGCAGAGCGGCGCGTTGCCGCAGGCGTGGATCAAGGACTGTCTTCCGCTGCTGCACCAGGAGATCCGGCTGTACCGGCCTGACTATATCCTGTGCCTCGGGGCCGAAGCGACCAAAGCGGTCATCCCGGGCAACACAGTGAATACCATGGTGGGCCGTTACGTCGAGCGCACTGAGATGCTGCAAGAGTATGGCGAGCCTGATGACCTGCATACCTCCAAGGTGATGGCCATCACGCATCCGGCGGCTGTGCTGCGTACCACGGAGTTGTACCCGGCGTTCGAAGCCACCCTGCGGAACTTCATCCAGTTGATCCGTGGCGAGGAGTTTACGAGCGCAGAGAACGACAACATCACGATCCAATACATGTACAAGGAAAGGGAGTTGAAGGAGTACGTTGACTACGTCCTTTCTCGCCCTGGGTTGAAAAAGATAGCAGTTGACGGTGAGTGGCACGGCCAGCATCCCGGCGAGCCGGGGTCGTACCTCCGTACGATACAGGTAAGCCACACCGGCAAGTATGCCGCCGTCATCGTCCTGCGAGGGCAGGGCGGTGGTACTGCGTTTCGACCAGGCATTTCGCGCGCGATCGATCACCTTAACCGGCTGCTCGATCGTGACGACGTCCAGATTGGCGGCAGCTTCTTCGCTGCTGACCTTCCGTGGCTTGAACACAACGGCCTGAACATCGCCCACCGCTTCAAGGTACCGCCCACGGTCGACGAGATCCGCGGCGGTAACTACGCAGGCGGCTTCGACATCGGCTTGGCCCACCACGCCTACAACGAGACCGGTGACTTCAAGCTGGAAGTCATGGCCTCTCGGTTGTGCGGTGCGCCTCGCTGGGACGTTGCGCTGGGCGAGTGGAAGAAGGCGTACCTCAAGGAGCGGAAGATGAAGGACGAGGAGCTCGAAGGGTACGGAGAGTGCCCCGACGAGGTCCTACTGCCCTACGGCGGCAAAGATGCTGCCTACACACGTCAGCTGATGGACAGGCATTGCAACCTGCTGAACGGCGATCGCTACGGCAACGACTGCTGGATCCCGTTCCATCTGTCCATGATGGCATTCCCGGCCTTCAACGAGATGGGCACGATCGGCGTCAAGATCGACCCCGAACGCATTGATGAGCTCACCGACCAATTCATCGAAGTGAGCGCCCAGAAGCTGAAGAAGCTTCAGGAGGACATCAACTGGCCGGCGTTCAACCCTCGAAGTTCACAGCAGTGTGTGGAATTCCTGTTCGGCGAGCGCTACTCTACGCGCCGTGACAAGGACACAGGAGAGCGGCTCAGCGTGCGTCCAGCGGGCGCCATGACGCTCAACCTGGAGCCCATCAAGTCCACTGGCAAAGGTAAGCCGTGGGGCTGGGTGATGTCCAGAGGCGAACAGGAGAAGTACACGCCGAGTACAGATAAAGAGACATGTGGCATTTTGGGTTTACAACACCCAATGGCGTTACAGCTACGCGACGTGAGGCTGATCGACCAAGTGTTGAAGTCCGTATTCCGTCCGCCTAAGTACAAGGCAAAATCGACGGAGATCGAACTCGACAGCAATGGCCGACGGATCTACGGCGGTGGCATCGCTAAGTACATATGCCATGACCAGCGTGTGAGAAGTTCGTTCCAACAAGTGAAGGAAACTGGACGTGCGTCAAGTGCGAGGCCGCCATTACAGAATATCAGTAAGCGTCGCGAAGACGATTACTCGAGAATCCTGGGTGACCAATACCGCTGGCCAATCCGGTCATTTATCGTCAGCAACACCGACCCCGGCTATGCCGAACCTACCGTCCTTGTAGAGTCAGACTATAAGGGCGCGGAACTTATGGGGATGGCGGTGATGGCTCGCGATGCGCAAATGTTGGATCACTGCTTACGCGCAAACCTGCCCGATGGCGATCCGCAGCAATATGATATCCACTCAAATATCGCTGTGACTTCCTTTCAACTTGACTGCGAGGCTAGCAAAGCTGGACTCGCATCGATCAAGCAGAAGGGCAAGCGCGTTGCTGCGAAAAACATCATCTTCGGCGTAGGCTATGGACGCACCGCGGAGGCGTGCGCCAGGCAGTGCCAGGAAGAAAATGCTCCTATCACCGTTGCGGAAGCGCAAAGCATTATCGACACGATCTTCGAGCTCTATCCGGGTATTCCAGCGTTGCAAGAGGCACTCCGTGCCCGCGTCGCTAACCCGGGATGGCTTAGAAATTGTTTCGGTAGGTATCGTCGATTCATCAGCACGTCTGATCGAGCGGCGATGGGCGAATTGGAGCGCCAGGCACTGAATTTTCCGTTTCAGAGTATGGTAGCCGATGCCGTTTCGACGGCGCTATATTGGCTACACAACCATCCTCGTAAAGAGGAACTTGGGTACAAGATTGTCCTCCAGATCCACGATGCGATCGTGCTGGAGGTCCCATGTCGCAGCTTGGACGTGGTACACAACGAGATCCTGCCAGAGTGCATGGTCGACAAAGTGTCCTTCCAGGCATGTGACTTAGACGGAGCTCCGTATGCGGACAGTCCGATCTACCGATTTGGGTTGGATCAGGACGTGTTCACGCGATGGGGCTTGAAGTTGACAGAAGAGGAGTGTGAGCGGTTGGGAATTAGTCCCGATTATATCTAGCGGGGTGCTTGAAATGGCACCGCCCGTGTGGGATAATCAGGGTATCAACCGTTAAACCGATTGACTTGCAACTTCTAAACCGACTGACTGTTTACTTGTAACCCGTTTTTGTAGGAGGTGACGAATGTCACGCCAAGGTGCGGCCGCTGGCCGCTATCGTATGCGCAACGAGGGTCAAGCCTCGCAACGTGGAATTCAGGGTATGCATATCCTGAACGACAACGCCGGTTGTCAAATCTACCGGCCAACCTGGAACGGCACCCGGACTATCTTCCGGCCGTTCCCGGGTAAGGATCCCGAGAACCTCGCAGCCTGGGACCCGTTCCGGCTGAGTGATGAAGATCGGGACTTCGGTGACTGGATCCGTCGATACGACATGGCATTCAGCATCGGTAACCCCGGGATTACCTTCGTTATGAAGGATCCGCGGGACGGCACGCTGGACGACCAGCAGAACCCCGTCTGGATGCTGTATCGCAGCATTCAGCAAGCCGTGAAAGCCGGCACCGGGCATCCCAGCTGGAATCCGCTTGTCTTCGGCGGCGCGGGTCGCGCCGCACCTCTGAGTTCTCCGAAGGATGGCTACATCATGCAAGGCATCCTGATGGAACACAAATCGCAGCCGCAGAACCCGCCGCGCGGGTGCTTGCCCGACCATCAACCGGTCGTGCTGCTGATGAGCCAGTCCGCAGGCCAAGCCCTGATGGACAAGCTCGGCGAACGCGATGACCAAGGTAACTGGCGCTGGCCCGACCTTACCAGTCTTGACGCTGGCATGTTCGTCCAGTTCCACCAAGCCGGCACCCAAGCGCAACCCCAAGGCGGCGCACCCAGACAAATGGGCGCGACAACCGTCGGCGGAGGTGGCGTTGCCGAAAACCGCTACGAGGTGGAGTTCCTCGAACTCTACAGCGGTATCTCGCCCACGTTCGAAGGGATCCACGGCCTGGCCGAATCCCACGTTCGTCCCTGGGACGAGATCGTACGAATCCCCACCATTGAGGACCAGGTCCGCATGTTGTGCGGCGCTGGCATTCCAGCGACGGCCATCGTCTACGCCCTCGGTGATGTGTACCAGGAGTTCATCCCGCAACACATCTTCGATCAGGCGCGTGCCCAAAACACGCAGACGACGGTTCCGTTCCAGAGCGTTGCCTCTGAGGGTGGTGGGACACCAAATCCAATGCAATCACAGGAAGCCCCGTCGCCGATGGGTGCTTCCCCCGCAGCTACGCAGCAGGATCCTGCCATGCCGGCGGCTACCACGCCGCCGCCTACGGCCGCTCCTGAGGCAGCTGGGAATCCCATGGCTTCCGTGACGCAACCCGAGCAAACGCCTCCTCCAGAGGCTGCTCCTGCGCCACAGCAGACAATGACGAATGCAGAAGCAGCGCCGCAGGCGCAGCCGACGCACACTACGCCGGAGCGATCGGCGGCTACGCAGGATGCCCTCGCAAGGGCTCGTGCGCGTGCTGCTGACGCCGGCGGATAGACGTTACTATTTCTGCACCTCAGCTCCGCCCGGTCCGTGGCCGGGCGGAGCGTTTCTTAGGACCAATATCCAATGGCTAAGAAAAAGAAGCCCAATCCAGCTGAAGAGTTGCCTGTTGAGGACTTCTGCCCGAACGACGAACTGTTCGATTCAGTGGTAGAAACAGTCCAAACGAAGCTGCAGAAGGAGGGCATGCTTGTCGGTCACAATCCGGTGATGCAAGTGCTGCCCGTGCCTGCGTTCAGTATGAGGTATCTCATTCAGAACGAAGGCCTGCCGTTGAGTTGTATGTATCAAGCAGTAGGACCGGAGGCGTCCTACAAATCCACGTTCGCGATGGAAGTAGTTCGCTGGCACCGCCTGTGCGGTGGGCGTGGATTGTTGTGTGAGGCTGAGACGAAGCCGACATCTGAGTTACGCAACAGTGTCCTGAACTGGGACCTGAAAGCAGTCGATATCGAGGACTGCGAAACCTTTGAAGACTGGCAGCGCAAGCTGACTCGCTATACCGTCGGCTTGCAAAAGCGGATGGAGAAGGCGGGTACGCGGGACATCCCGTGGTGCGCTGTCGTCGACTCGCTGACCGGCAAGGCCAGTGAGCATACGCTGAAGAACATCCAGAAGGTTGGTCATGCCAATCTGCACTTCCCCGTGGAAGCGCGACAGATGGCCGACTACATGCGTGCCTATCCGCAGATGCTTCTCGGGTGGCCGTTCACCTTCGTGGGTGTCAACCACATGAAGATCAACCGCAATCCTGACGGCACCGTCGACTACAACATCCCAGGTGGTTGGGCGCTGAAGTTCCAGTGCTCTGCTATCTTCGAGTTGGAGAAGATGGGCGGGATCAAGGAGTTCAACAACTACAAGGCGGCTACCATCCGCTTCTCCATGTTGAAGAACTCTTATGGAGCTGATGACTCCAAGATCAAGGTGCGGTTCAAGACGTGGCTGCAGGAGGACGCGCCTGATACGTTCAGGCTCCACTCTCGTTTTGAGTGGTGGGAAGCCTCCATCCTCTTCATCGCCACTGGCAACGGGCTGTCGGCCGCTAAGGCCCAAAGGCTTGTGCCCAAGATGAAGGAAGCCTGCGACATCCACGAGAAGTCGGGCGGCAGCCGCGGGAAGCTATACTGGTCGAACGCGTTGGGCGTCCCCTCTTCGGAGGCGATGCCGCCGCACGATCTCGGCATGATCCTCGAGACGAAGCCTGATGTGCTGAAGGACCTGTACAATGTTACCGGCATTCAGCGCCGTCAGTTCTTCCGACCCGGCGTCGATTTCCTGGCGCAGCAAGAGGCTCAGGCGCATGTGATCGCGCAAGCCGATGCTTCGGATCTCAACCAGCAGCGTTTGCGAGAGATCCAGCAGAACATCATCGACCACGATGCCTACCCCAGCCAGGTGGAATGGCCATCCAATGAGTAATCCCATCAATCCAATGGACTTTTGGGACAAAACAGATCACGAGGCGGAGGGCAACAAGCTCGCGCAGTATGAGCACGGCGCCGTGGACAGAATTGTCAAACGAGCAAAGGTCGGCACTGCCGAGCGCGCGCTCCTCGTCTCAGATGGCGATCTAATGACGTTTGAGGCGTTGCATGAGCATGCACATTTTCCGCTGCTCTTGCACGCCATCAAAATCCGCTCACCGGCGGACATCGAAAAAACCTTGGAGCAGCGTCCACTACGCACGCCGATGTTCATGCAGTTCTTGGACATCACTGACGGCACGCCGAAGGGCGAGTGCACATACCAGGGCGTCGTGTTCAACTGGCTGAACCACGGCCGCTGGTACGTCCTGCACGACTTCTCCATGCATACCGATCTAGGCACGTCGTTGCGCTACTGGCGCATCAACGGAAGATGTTACTATCTGGAAACCCTGGACAATCTGGTGGAACGCTTCGGCCCAGCCGAGGAGTGGTGCGCCTGATTTTGTTTCCATGAATAAATTCCTAGTCAAACCAAAAGCCGAGGTGTACGCGCCGGACCAGTTCGACGGGTTCCTCGAAGCGCTGAACACAGCCGATCAGTACACCGTCCAGGTGCCGATCAACCATCCGGAAGACCTGCTCCTGGACGATGCCGGCTGTCTCGTAGAGAGTGGCTTTCGCCTCTCTCCGCTTGCTTTCAAGCAAATCTGCATGTTTGTGGCCAAGGGACTTTGGCCGCTGATCATGGATATCGGTGGTGTCACGCGTGGTTCGAGATCCTTCGATGGAGTGATCTCGCCAGCGTTGGCAGCACGCATCTTCAATGACTGCGTGCAGCTCCGATTCCGTGTAAAAGATGGGATCTGCGGACGACTGTTGATCCAGAACCACAATACGAAGGTCATCGACGGTGTCGTCGGTGTCCGCTATCAGTACCTCGCCAATCACCTGCTGCTCGACGGCGCCTCTGACCTCCTGGCCACACACTCTGTGCCGATGGAGTTCTGGGGCGGAACGTTGACCGGCCGCCGCATGAGCGTTACCTTCCTGGCCCCCGAGGCCCTGGCTACCACGCCAGCCGGACAGGATCTCTACGGTGGCTGCTACGTGACGAACAGCGAAGCAGGTGAGTGCGGCGTACGCAGCTCATTGCTGCTCCAGTACGACGATACACCCCTCCGATGCATATCCAAGCTACACAGCATAACCCATGTGGGAAAGAGCTTCATGAAACGGCTCCAGCGCATGGTGATGAAGGTATTGCACGACTGGGACGGTATCGTCGATGTGGTTAACGACATCGAGCATCTGGCGACCACGCTGGATGTCCTCGACGACACGGGTAAGATCAAGCGCACATGGCAGCGACGAGTGGCAACCAGGTTGTCCAACTATGTCGACAAGGGCCTTGCTGACGCTATGATACGCCAAGCCATTTACACAGACGTGCGTGACGATCCGTTGAAAGAACGGATGCGGCGCGTGGCAGAGCGTACGGTCGAAGACTTCTTCGTGGTAATCATGGAGCATGCCGACGGCCAATATCCCGAAGTTCGCGAAAGTCTTGAGCGAGCGGCGTACGACGTCCTCGCCAAGCGCATCCCACTGTAGGAGCTATTTTCAGTAATGGCAAAAACCACTCTACCCGCCAAGGTCGAAGAGTACACCGCTCTTCAAGCACAATCCACCTTCACGAAGGCCGAAGAGAAGGCCTTCAAGGAGTTAAACGAATATATCACCAAGCGCGCCAAGGACGACATCTGGTGGTATTGGGAGCTCGGTCAAAAGGTCAAGAAGATCTATGAAGACGCCAAAGACCGTGAGGACATCTACGGCAAGCGCGTGTTGCTGCGCATGGCCAAGGCTCTCGGCTACAAGACAGACCAACAGCTCCGCAACACCATGACTGTTGTGGAGACTTTCAAGACGAAGAAGGAGTTCAACAAGCTCGTCCGGCTGAAGGGCGAAGCGCAGAACACGTTGAACTGGTCGCACCTCGTGTACCTCGCCCAGATTGGCGACGACAAGCTGCGGAACCAGCTGGCCGCCTCCACGCTCGAACAGAGCTGGAACGCCAAGGACCTCTGGGACCGTGTCAAGGAGCTGGCCAACCGCAAGAAACGCGGTTCCGGCGCCAAGGTGAAGACCAAGATCCCGGCATCGCCGGTCGGCATGTTCAGCCATGTACGTTCGCAGGCCAACAAGTTCGTCCAGAACTTCGAGGAGGCGTGGACGGGCGACGTCTACGACATCTGCGGCGAGGTGGCCAGCATCCCGGCCGACAAGCTGAACGACAAGCTCGTCCAGGCCGTCGCCGACACGCGTGCGAAGCTCGTGTCCATGCAGGAGTGCGCCGCCTCCCTCGAAGAGCAGCTCATGCAAGTTGAGGAGGACATCGAGGCCCGTCGTAAGGCCCAGGCGGAGGCTGAGGAAGAAGCCGCGGCTGCCGAAGCTGCCGAAGAGGACTACGAAGACGATATCGACGAGGGGGAGGACGACGATGACGACTTCGATCCGAACGACGACGTCTACGCTGAAGACGAAGCGGAAGACGCGGAGGAGGAAGAGGACGACGAGGTTGAGGAAGATTCCGCCCAAGACGAAGAGGACTGGGAAGAGGAAGAGACTGTCAACCTTGGCAAACAACGAAACGCTCAACGGCGAGCCAAGTCTGCCGCAGAGCGGGAAAAGAAAAAGAAACGTGAAGCTCGCGCTGCAGCTCGCCGCAAGGGGCGAGTGGGAGTAAGCAAGTGAAAACGCCCATAACACCGCAGTTTACGGTGTGCGTTTTACTCTACGGGAACTATCCGGAGTTGCTCAATAGGTGTCTCGACTCGTTGAGCAACCCGGAGTGGTACCCGTGGTTTAATCTCCGTATCGGCTGGCAGGGCCTCGGCGTGCAGTCGGAGACGGACTTACTGAGCCACGTCGCTAAATGGCAGACGGCTAAGCTGCGTGGCACGTGCCGCGATCCGTTGGAGATGTGTCTGAAAGGGCATTCCCCCTTCTTCAAGTATCCGACGATGCGCCGGATGTTCTACGAGATGCCGATCAAGACGCCCTACATCATGTGGTTCGATGACGACTCGTTCATCAACACCTGTGCCAACGGTTTCTTCCGGGGCATTCAGGACTTCATGGAGTATGGTGCGCGTAAGCGAAAGCCCGACGGCACGCTTACGCCGGCAGACACTGCCGACATGATCGGCGCCAAGTACGTGATGGCCCTGCGGGGCAATCAACGACAGTACATCGAAGACCAACCGTGGTACGCGGGCAAACCAATAGCCCGGCGCCCCGGGTTCATTACCGGTGGCTGGTGGACAATCCGTACCCCGATTATCCAACAATGGAACTGGCCGTCAGAGGACTTACAGCACAACGGCGGAGATTTGCTACTCGGGGAGTTGTGTCATCAGCAGGGATATCGTATAAAGCACTTTACGAAGGGACTGGGCATCAACTGCGATGCAAGCGGCAGATGCTCGACAGCGCCACGGCGCGGACACTCCCAGGACCCTTGCGGTACCAACTACGTGCGGCCAGCTAATCACCGTTCGCCGAACGACGAGTGGCAGCTCTCACGAAGCCGTTACCGCCGGAGGCGAGAATGAGTAGAAAGCATACTGCAGAGATCTTTCCTATCCAGGAATTCCTGGATGCCGGCGTTAAGCCTCAACGGCCACTGCGGCTGCGAGAGGGCGACGCCTGGATAGTTCGCAAAGAACCATTAAACCTCGACCAGCCAGGCGCAGAAGATCCGCTGGATTGGGCGATCGTCGAATCGGGACAGCTGGTCAACATCCCGCTGATCCCGTACCGCAGTCGCCTCGATCTTATGCACATGTTGCTCGGGGCAATGGATGTGATCCAGAGGTACGTTGAGCGGCAGCCGCATGCTGAGCGTACCCATATCATCTTAGGTGATCCAATCGAGCGGCTCGACGCCGAAGGCGTGTACCGCTACTGGATCGGTTTTGCAGTGCAGACTCAAGAGGCCCAAGGCTAATGAGCGAGAACCCAATGGCGCCGCAGCCGCCACAACAATTCATGCAGCTGCCGGCGCAGGTGGAGCAGCCTCCCCAACAGGAGGCGCCCCAGCCGCAAACCCCCGCTGAGCCGCCACAGCAGCGACAGCGGAGCTTGCAAGAGTATGCGTCTGGATACGCACAGCTCGCACGCGAGCTGACGCGTCAGAACGATGCGTACGGACACTTTCGGAACGTGGTGACCAGGATCGACGAGCTGATCAAGAACCCAGGGCAAGCGCCCAACGGGTTACCGTTCGTCACGTTTACGTTTCCCGTAACGGACGGCACGGTGCCGGGCGAGCTCAAGCTCGATCTCAACACCATGCCGACTTCCGTACTTGCGGCCATCAGGCCACTCTTCGACCAACTGCAGCAAACCTGCGGCGCTGACTTCATCGCTGCCATGAAAGGTTTCTACCAGCTGGATGCGGAGACACGGCCCGTTGTGGAAGCAATGGAGGCAGCGACCAGTGGCGGATGATGGCGACATCAACGCCTCCGAATTGATTGATCCAATGTACCGGCTACCATTCGACGGTTATCGCATGCACGTCGAATGGGCACCGGCCGGTGCGCGCCTGGGGACGAACTTCGCCCATGTCAGGCGGCTGGATCGTGGCCAATCAATCGCTGAGTATCCTGCGATGCTCGTGTTTGGAAATACGCCCGAGGAGCGCACGTCGCTAACACGCGATTCGCTGCTTCTCGCGGCCATGCTGGACTACATCAACTCCGGAGGCGATCCGGAGGTAGTCTGTGAGATTGCGGACCAAGTCCGACAGCTGGAGCCGGTGAAAACGCCTGGCTTCGAGCTGATCCTTGCCTACGAACAGGTCGATCGAGTCCTCTACTACGAATCCAAAGACGGTAAGTACGTGGAGGTCGTGGTTGACCACTGGGCGGACGAAGCGGAGGTATCAGGGCTGCCCGACGTGTCGGATTGTACCGACATGGTTGCACGGCACCCAGAACCCGTACACTTAGGGGAGGAGGAAGATGACTCAGTCGACCCGCACCTCTGATGTCAAGATTGCCATTCCGCGGTACAACCTGGGGCGCATCATCCAACTGCGCGACAAGCTGTGCACGGACTCGATGACCGAGTGGTTTGGTTTTACTGCCATCGGAGAGCACTTCGACCAATTCGTCGACCAACTCACCGAAGCGATACCTCGAGCCAAACGCCAAGCGGTGTACGACAGCTGTACCTGTCTCGCTGGGGAGTACCTCACCGAGGCAAGGCTGCGTACGCTGTTTTGGCGACTGGCCGGGAACACCGACAGCCTGCGGCGCGGTGTTGCTGTGCCCCCGTGGCACGTACAGTCAGAGCGAGAGTGGATGCCGGTGCAGGTCACCGGCTGGGAATTCTCGCAGAACAAGTGGGGCAAGCCCGGCGGTCTGTTTGCCATGCGCATCCTGGCCGGATCGGCGTGCCCCATGCGAATCATAACCTTCTGGACAAGGGGATTTAGCAATCTCATTGCAAGAGGTGCGGGATATACTTCTTACCGACATGATTATCCGTTTGGGCATCCCTCCGAGCTTGTTGGTCTCCGACTCTGGGCGCTCATCGACCCAGCTTACTGCCAACAGGGACGCCCGGGTTTTCGAGAGGTGTCTTGTACGCAGACTCTACGGAACTGGAATCGGGGGATCATCCGCAAACGATTCCGACACGGCTGGGAATGTCCACGAGGCTACGAGAGACACTGTTACAAGTGCCACGTTGGGTACGACCAGTGCCCGGCGGCGACGCACAGAACCACAAAGGAGTGCGAAGATGCCCCTGAGTCACAAACAAATACAGAAGCTGGAGAAGCGCACACATGAGCTCGGTGAGGAGCTCGGTGATATAGAGCAACGGCGGAAGTCGCGGCTGAGAATGCACGACTTTATGAACGCAATCAACGAGGACGAGCGTGTTGAGCTCACCTGCACAGAGGGTGACATCTGGCTAAACGTCCGCATCAGCGAAGGTAATAACCGCTCCGTAGAGAAAGACACCATGTATCAGAGTGATTTCATGGCGCGGTTGCATACTGCCTTTCCTCTCATGCTTAAAGCACTCGTTGCTGAGTGCTGCAGTGACGCCGACGCCGACTACGAACGTCGGCTTCTTGCGGTTGTCCCGTTAGAAGAAGAACCCGAAGAAGAGGACAGACGGCGTCCGCGTGGATTGCGTCTGCCCGGAGCTACCGATGGAGACGAAAAGACTGAAGCAGTTGGAGAGCAAGCGGAATAACGCAGAACGGGTGCTGCAGCTGCTCACAAACCGCGAAGACATCAACCGGTTTCTCGATATGATCCTCGGAGCGCTGCGTGACGGGGAACCGCTACACATCCAGCTCGACTCCCGTCACTACTTCGAGCTCGGGCGCAGCAGCCAAACGGTATACAGTGGCCCGCCCTCGGCGCTTTCTGAGTGGCTGGCAGTGCGGCACGAGCTTCGTGTCGGCATCTTGGACGTGGTACAGACAACGCTGCAGAAGTGGCGTGATAAGTACCAGCAAGACTACGAGGACTATCTATGCGATCTGGCTAACGAAGACCGTGAGCACAGTGCAGGCATAGGTGACCGCACGCCCCGTGGTGTGCGTCTACGTAATACCGAGGAAGAAGGCGAGGAGGAGGAAGCAGAGATGGATGCGGCTACGGGTTGGGTGGACGGGCCAGTGCCTGTAAGCCCATCGCCGTCGGAAACACGCGAAACCTTTGACGACTTCTCCACCGAGGAACTGCGCGACACGCTCAATCGTATCCACGGCAGCGGTATGTTAAATACGCTGGATGAGGAGCAGATGCGGGCAGTAGTGGCCGCGCAGGCCGAACTCACTCGCCGCACGCAGGAGGCATCAGATGCCACCAACAGCGACAGCGCCCAAGTCTCGCCGCCAGAAGAAACGCGGCCGAGCATCGAAGATTCGGAATTCTGGGACCGTTACTAAGGAAGGCCGAGACGCCGTAGAGCAGATGCTATGTGATATCGATATCCAGCAAGCTGCCGAGTATCTCGACTACTGGGAAAGCATAAGACCCACCACCGACGACGCACGTTGGCGTAGGTGGGTTTTCGCTTTCCTGTCTATCCAGCGCAACTGGCGCGCCAACTATGAAGCGTACGAATGCGTTATGGAGCTCCCTTGGACATCCCAGTCTGAGTTGGAGGATGTGCTGCGGGGCTGCAAAGCCGGACTGCACAACCGCCACGCTGACTATATCTGGAGGTTCACCGAGCTGTGTACGTCTGCGCCGCGCGTTCTGCGCGGCCCAAAAGAAGTGGGCTTCAAGACCTGGTCCGGGTGGCGTAACCGCCTGATCGATATGGAGGACATCAAGGGCATCGGCATCGCCAAGATCGCGTTTGCCCAAGAGATGTGCTATCCGGCCGAGTGCGGCGTCACCTGCTTCGACAGGCATGGCGCACGGCTCTACGGCGTGGACCCTGACAACGTCACCCCTCTGCAGTATGGGGAGATGGAGAATCACTGGCAGTACGTCTGCCATCAAATCGGCATTTCGCCGGCCATGGCCCGCCACATTGTGTGGGATCGCCTCCAGGGTGCGGATAGCACGCGCTACTGGTCGCATGTGTTCGAAGAAGAGGATACCCGGCTACTTGTATCGCTGGACGATTTCCGCTAAGATCACACCATGGCTAAACGTAGAATGTTTCAACTTCGACGTAAGGAAGCGCGGGCGGGTGCTCGCGATCCCTTTTACAATCCCGAACGGGACATCGCTCACCTGGGGCCGAACTTGCTCCGGGGCGCGATGGTCTCGTGCGAGGAGACGTACTGGGAGCCCTGGCTCAAGCAGTTCATGCTGGAGCAAGGCATCAGCTACCAGACGATTGTGGATACGAATGCTCCTGTCATCCTGGCACGGGCGTTCAACCGCATTGTCAAGGCAGAGAATCCCAAGGTGGCGCTGGAGGCCGAAGGCTTCCACGAGCTGCCGTCGGCGATTCAAATGCTTTTCTATACCCGCATCGGGCAGGTCTGCTTGGCCATGATCTGGGCGGGTGTGAAGGATGTGTCCAAGCCTGACGACGCACCGCCAGCGACGGTTGTAAGCCTGCTGACGGACGTCGAGGACGGTTTCAAAACGTTCCTGGAAGGGAGCGACGAGGACGAAGATGCCGCGGACGGGAGCACCCCTGATCCAAGCCAATCCCAATAACTTACGAAGTGCGATGACCCGCGTTATCGCGCTGAGCCGACAGCTACAGTTGGTTGCTAAAATGTCAGAACGATGGTTTCAAGAGTTCGCCGACCGTTACGGCTTTCCCGCAAATTACACCTGCGTGGACTGCGAGACGAACGGCGTGGACGTAGAACGCAGTCTCATCTGCTCTATCGGGCACACGATCGTACGTGATGGCGTGCCTATTGAAACCCGGGAGGTCTACCTGAACTGGCCGGACTTCCCTGACATTGACCACGAAGACTTCCAGCGAAAGCTGTACCAGACTCAGCAGGCGATGCAGTCGCGCGGCAAGGGCTTCCACCACACGTGGGAGCGGCTGCGCAACGAGGGTGAAGACCCCATCGCCACCCTCGAACAATATCTCACGATGTTCGAGGACATGGAGGAGCGTCGAGAGGTCGTCGTTGCCCACAACGGGTGGCGGTTCGACATCGAGCTCTTCCAAGCGCACTTCCACAACTTCCTGCGCATCCCGTTCGTCTTCGAGCCTGAGCTCGTCTACGACTCCGGGATCGTCGAGAAGGCCAGTCAGCTTGACGACTACGACGACCCGCTGCCTCTGCCTGGCGAGACCATGCAGCAGTGGGCGTGGCGCATCGGCGAACTCCGTCGGCGCGGCGTCATGTGGTCCCTCGAGGGCCACTGCGATGACAAGTACCGCATCTTTGAGAAGGCGGGCGTCGGCAAGGAAGAGGCACACGCCGCGGGCGTGGACAGCCTCGTCCTGCACTATTTGGTTGAGGAGCACCGCAAGCTTGCGGGCGTTGCCCCTCTCGTTGAAGAAGTCACTGACCACACGCAGGTGATCGTCAATGGCGAAAGCGAAGCAGCACAAGGATCCGGAGATCCTTCAGAGTGAACTCGCAGGACTCATACCCGGTTACGTCCGCATCGTTGGGCTCGACCTGGGTACCAACTGCGGGGTTGCCTGGTGTGACGTGGATCCCGAAAAGCCGATCGTCTGGGACGATATCCAGATGTACGCCGGCCAGCTTGACCTCGGACTCGGACCGTATGACACCGGTCCCGTCCGTCATATCCGGCTCAAGCAGTTCATGGCCGTCATGCACCCAAGCTTTATTGGGTTCGAGGACGTCAAGAACACCCCCACCGTTAAAGGTTTCGGCGGGAAGAAGCTCGGCATGATCATGGCCCGTGTGGCCACAGCCGCTGAGCTCCTGGGTGGTTTCAAGATCACCCTCTGCACCTGGGCCGAGGAGAACGAGGTGCCCTGCCAAGGGTACGCCATCGGCACCATCAAGAAGTACGCTACCGGGAAAGGCAACGCTGGCAAGCCTGCGATGATCGCAGCCGCCAACGAGCGCTTCGGCGCTGACCTCGACCCCGACAACTACGAATCATCCGGCACGGACAACATCGCAGACGCGATGCACATCTGCGCCATGAGCGTTGAAGGATACGCCAAGGGGCTGGCTTGAGCCCCAATCTTATTGCTGTGAATAAAATTGGAGGCTCTCTTGCCCGGCACAGCACTCTACATCGGCGCCATCATGCGTGCCGCCGGTGACGCGTCCACTTACATGGGCCCGGTCCGTGTGCCTCGATCGATGTCGAAGGCCACGACCATCAATGCCCATATTGCCGAAGTCAATCAGCAGCGCCAGAATGATGCGGCTGCACCGCCGCAGGCGTACGCTGATTCGACGTTGGCCGGGGATCGCCGATACGAGAACCGTATCCAGCGGCCCGGCCTGGCCATGCTTACCAGCGTGATCATCCTCGATCGCAACGGCAACCAAGTCTACGCACAGGAGACCACAGGTCCCCAACTGCGTGGCAAGGTTGCCGTCCCGCTGCTGAGCTACTTGAAGGAAGCATACCCGCATCAGTTCTCCGACAATCTGCGATACAGCGACGGCACGCCCGACGCCGCGATTTTCGGATTCAACATCAAACAGGTGCTTCGGATCGCTGCATTCGAAGTACTGAAGCGGAATCAAAGCGAAGATACAAAGATCCAGGTACCGGTGCGCATGTGGCACAATCCGATCGGGTGTTACGACCCGTACGATGTGCTGTTGCCCTCGCCTGACCAAAAGGATCTGGATATTTTCTCCTTGATGCGTTACTTCGGCATTGCCGAGGCATCGCCCGAAGAGCTGGCCACGAGTGCGCTCCTCCAGGCCCAGGTGGCCCGGGAGCTCGTCTTGGCAGCTCAGCTATTGCCGTTGGGGTCTTGACACACTGGCCAACCCGGAGGCCGGGCGCTCGTCGCGTAGTGGTTACGTCAGCGGGCTCATAACCCGCATGGCCGCTGCTGAAGTTATCGGATCTTCCCCAGCGGTGGGGTTCGACTCCCTAACGAGTGCTTTGGATCGACGGAAGTTACAGTGTAGTCAAGCCCGGGGAAGGAGGGGCGGGTCGCGGTATCCCCACGCCGCGGCCCGCCCTCGTGTTTACCACCACTACAGGAGAGACCCAATGTCTCGCATCGAATTACATCACTCCGTGATGGACATCTTTCAAGCGCTCGGCGAGGGTAATCCCGGCGCGCTGCGCGTCTGTATGGAGCTGATGCAACAGTCCGCCAACATTGACCCGGACAGCGCCCTGGGCGGTATGGGACCGTTGCTGTCGCTCGACACGCTCGAGATCTACGGCCCCCGCATTTGGATGCTGTACAAGGACGTGTGCGGCGAGGATCTGACGCTGACAATAGCGTTGCTTCGTGGCCACCAGCTTGGTATGCTATCATCCGCAGAGTTGAACCACGCCATCGACAACCGTGGCGACGGCATCGACCCCGCGACGGTACTCGCGCTGGTGCAAGAAGAGCTGCCGGCGTTCGCCACACAAGGAGCGAAAGATGACGAAGTGCAAGAACCACAAGAGGTACAAGGGGATACACCCCCCGCGGTGTAACCGCGGAAAGCCTTGCGACGCTTGCAAGCAAAAGTACAAGGAGACTCATCGTGGACGTCTTTGAACCAGGCGAAGGATGGATGGAGAAGCGCGAGCGTCTGCCTGTTCCGAGCAGCGACGCGAAATTCGCACTGCATGAAATGGCAGACGACTGGCATTTCTTCAACCACGGCGCACTGTTCGAATACACCACGATCGATACCGATCCCGTGGGTGACTGGTATGCCCAGCAAGAGCCGGGCACACGTGTCATCCGCACACCGTTTAAGCGTCCAGTGATCGAGGGGCTTACGCGCCCCACGGCGCTGGGCGTTCCGTGGGGCCACGTCATCTGTGGCGTGCGCAACCACGATTGGGAGGATCTCTTTCCTTTCCTCGGCGGCGTTGTCGCCTTGGACTCCAAGGACAAGGACTACTTCCAGCTATTCAGCGGCGACATCGAAATCGTCGACCCAGGCGAGGCACAACGCCACAGCGTGTGGAGTCTCGACCTGCCGAAGATTACGGTCACTGTGTTCTGTGTCGATGGCATGAAGGACCGGTGGCAGGTGACGCCCAGTGTTGGTGGCATGCCGCCACGCTTCTATCGTGTCGACCCCCGCCAGGAGGTCATCGATATGGGGCAAGCGGTGCTGTCCGGCGACATGGAGCACCTCCAGTACAAGGACAATCCGGCGTTCAAACCGCTGCAGGATAAGTTCAAATCCATAGTTACACCCGGAGAAGCGAGCAATGAAGCTCTACATCGAGCTGCCCAGCAAAATCGAGGGAAACTGGACCTTGGTGGACGGTGATGGCAAACCGATCTGCGACAACACGCCCCCAGGGGCGATGATCGTGCTCGAGCCGCATTTCTACAAGGGCATGCACTCGCAAGCATTACTACGTTCTACTAACGCTGGCAAAAAGGGCCTCACCGTCGACCAGACGATTCGGGTCTCGGCCACCACCGGCAAGCTGACTGCTGAGTCCGCTGGCAAGGTGCCCAAGCCGATCGAACCGCACTTCGACAAGAAGGAACCGAAGAAGTCAGCACCTAAGGAGCCAACGAATGGCAGCTGATACCCCGCCCGAAGAAGAGGGCCTGACTGACGAACAGCTCGCGGAGATCATGCGGCGCCTTGGCAGTGCTTTCCTACAGGCTGCCGATCCGCCGGAACGTCCGCAGCAAACTATCTACATCGTCTACGGCGTCGTAGGCGACCGGCCGAACATCAGCACCGTGCAGAACGAGCAGGCGCTGTGTGACGCCATCATGGAGGCTCGCGTGGCCCAGAACGCCGATCCCGAGAATGAGCGCTACATGCATATCTTCGTTGGACAGCAGTGGCCTATTCAGAAGGGGCGCGTCTGGTACGTCTGCGCTGGTGAGCGGATGATTCCGGTGACCAGCGAGAACATCGACATGCGCGTCGATCAGACAGGCAGCCTGCGAGAACCCATCGACTTCGACACGGTCGTACCGTCCCCGCCGGACGAGCCGGAGACCGAAGATGATGAACCGGACGGCGACGTTGAAGTCGTTCCGGGGCCGCCCGAGTCGGGCTAGTCAATCTGACTAACATAACAAGGCATTATAAGGTAGACGCCAGCATATCTGCTGGCGTTTTCCTTTTGCAGAAGGAGGAGACGCATGTTCAAGTTATCTCCCCACAGACCACGTGGTCCGCAACATGGCGCGATCAACGTGCGATGGGTGGAGGGAACGAAGCTACTGCGTGTTGTGTACAAAGGTCCCTTTAAGGGGTCAGACCTGATGGACCATACTGCTGGCAAACGCAGGCCGTACGAGGATCTGACCCAGGACGAACTAGATGAGCTCAAAGCAGCTCAGGCCGCTTTAGGGCGGCCATTACAGCATGCGTAAGCATTTCTACTTCTCCACTCGGAGTACAGCTTTGGATGAGTTCCAACAATTGAAAATGGGTGGCCGCGAGGTCACTACCAAAGTCCGTGAAACAGCAGATGAGCCACAAACGGCTAATCTGGCTACCGACACCATCGAGTTGGCGGAGCAGCTGTTTCAGGACTACAAAAAGGGAACGGCTTGGTCGAAGAAGCTTTTCAACGGCCGTAGTGGTTCTCAGCTGATTCAGGCCTTGCGCCTGTGGGCCCAGAAGGTTGACGTGGACAGGGTTAGCTCCGACGAACCAGTCCTCAACGCTCTCGAGCTTGAGGAAGTGGTCGCCAAGCAAGCCGTCTCGTTGGCACTACCGCTGCAGACCCTCTGTCGCTGGATCGTCCTCGTGAGGATCGGCGTTGGGCGGCTGCGGCGGGAGCTTCTGGGACTGGTATCGATGGTCCCGATGCCGCCATGCGGTAGCGTGAGATTGGGGCGCCCAGCTGACCACGTGAGCAAGACTCACTATGTGGTCACGCACGTACTGGGCGATAGGATTTTCAGCAGGGGGTACTTGTTGCGGTTCACCGACCAGGGCTGGAAGCTCGGCGGCAAGGAAGGCAACAAGTGGTCCAAGGACCTGTGGCTCACGCCCGGGCTCCAAGAGGTGTCTGCAATCGTCGCGGCCAAACGCCGCAAGATGATGCCAAATGGCAATCCACCGAAAGGCGAGCTGCAGAACATCAACCGGACCTGCAAGAACCTCGAAAAGAAGCTGAAGGCCAGTCGGCAATCCGCCGGCATAAGCACTGACCAGTTTAGTAAGGCGCACGGTGCACGCCTCGACCTTGAGAACAAGAACATCATGGTCGCTACCCTGGCCAGCGTAAGGGCGCTGCTCGCACAAACGATCGTCTACAAGGAAAACCAGACCTTGGACGAGATCGCAGCGCGCCATGACAATTCCAAGTTCGCCTTGCTTGACGATCCGTCGCTCGCAGGGGACGAACAGGAAGCGTTCCTTTACCATCTACAGCGTCGCCGCCAAGCGCAGGCGTGCTTCGCGGAACTCGGGAAGTTCGTCTTCCCGCGCGGGTACATGGTGTTCTCGGAAACGGGTATACCTGACCACGTCCCGCCTGAGGTCCGTGTTGAACTCACTGGCGTGTCCGGTGTCGCCGTCGGCTCCGAGTATCTGGCATCTCGGTTCGACATTCCTGTGCTGCGTAAGCACGCGGCAGCTCTGCCCGAAGTGGAGGACCTCACGCCGCTCATCGACGCGTGTGGCATTTCTACCCTCCACGGCAAGATGGTAGACGAACTAGACGAAATTCAAAAGGATGCGGGAGCGGCCGGCTCTGAGGATTACATCCGCTACCGGCTCGTCGGCGAAGAACCAGCCGACATGCCGAAAGCCGACTTCTTCCGCAAGACCAGCGTCCGATTTGTTCCGATGGTGGTGAACTTCAATCGAAAAAGGCTCTTCGCCGAAGATATGCAGGGCGTCTCCAACGGGGTCAGCTTTGCCATCTCGCACGAAGACGTGAACGAGAGGTTCAACCAATGCCAGCCGAAGAAATCTTGAGGCCGCTGTACACCGGAGATGAAGATCTGTCGGTGTGGCTTGAGGGACTCGATGAATGCGACGCACCTAGGCTGTTTCCCCTGTGGCCAGATGACTTCCCGAATTATCTGGCGGTATATCTCACAGCCGAGGATGAGCTCGGAGTCCCGCAGAGCAGGCAGGCGATGCTCTACGCCTGCTGTATAGGGAGATTGTGGTTCTGCCGCGTACCCAAGGCAGAATTCGATGACCACACGACTTTGGAGTAGACCCATGGACGACGACCAATTGGTCGACGACGCCATACAGGCGTTGATTGAGATTGTTGAACCTTCGGCCCTCCAGGAGGCCGAGACAGAGTGGACAATCCACAAAGCACGCGATGAGGAACCGGTGGCGGCCGACCTCGTCGAGGTCTAGTATCAAGGAGAAAAAAAGGGTAAACTTGTCCCTGGGTCGTTCCGTCACGGCCCAGGGATTTTTTTAGCTATTGGCGGCAAAACAGTCTGAGGATAGACTGATGGGCCGGAGGAAAGGATGCCATGCCACTAGAAAAAGACTCGTTTTGGGACCGCGGGAACGCCGTAATGGATTCCCAACTGGATCCCTCGCAGTACCATAATCCGGCAGAAGAGATACTGCCGATAAGCAAACAATCGATGGCGAGTGTGCTGCCGCCCGGCGTTTGGGGGGCACAGGGCACTGTCATCAGGCGTTCTACGATGGATGGAGCACCGATCGGATGGGATCCTTTCGAAGTCGCCACCCGGGTGAATGTCGATCCAGACATCCCCGGGCAAGGCTTCGTGATCGACCCCAGGCAGATCCAGAAGGATGCAGCCCTCAAGGCCGTCAAAGATGCCGGTGTGCGGCACGCTTCGACGGTAGAGGACCTGCGCTTCGCCGGTGCGAGAGCCTATCAGCAGTTCGCCATCAGCAACGTTCCAGATACCCCGGCCATGACCGCACGTGAGCGTCCTCGAGAGGCACCGATTGCTTTGCCTGGCGTCTATGTCGTGCCCAAGGCCACCGAAGGAGGAGGACAAGAAGTGCCCACAGCCAACGAGCATGTGAACGACATCGTCAGCGGTTATGACCTCGCCCAGGGCGTGGCCACAGGCCGCAACGATCAACCATCTGCGAAGCAGCCCCAGGAGCCCGCAACCGTCCCGCAGGCCCCTGCGCCGCCTCCGCAGTCTCCGCCGCCCGTGCCGCAAGGTCCCCCGCAGCCACAGCCGCAGCAGGCTGTGTACGCTGCGCCACCGCAACCGGCCCCGGCCGCTCCGGCAGCCCCTGTGGCTCCGGTAGGCGCACCCATGCCTGCCCCGTCGTTGTTCGGCCCGTGCGGCCCTACCGGCGAGACACCGGCTGCCGCTGGACCCTCTGCGCCCAGCTACAAGGTCACGTTCGAGGTCCGCGGCGCGCCCGCGGCTATCGAAGCGTGGTACCACGAGATCGTCAAGGACAACCAGGTGCTCGTGATGTGCTATGACACGCGCACCCACGGTTATCCCCGGATCAACCTCATGCCCACCGAGGAAGATATCGCCATCCATCTCGACGGCAGCGACATGGTCTACGACGTGACGGACCCCGCAATCAAGTTCGTTCACGGGCACGATGAGCTGCAAATCTTTCTCATCAAACGCGAGCGCCCGTTGCCTGGCGCTGTCGTTGACAGCACGCCTCAGGCTGCGGTTGCCGGCGGGCAACACAATATCGTGGGATTGCAATAGGCGTAGCAGTACTGGCAGCCAAGGGGTAAGATGGTGGATATCTACGTCAATAAGCAACAGATGGCACAGATCATTGCCCTATGGGGAGATTCCGATGAGCATGGAAAAACAGGGAGTGGTTCGCCGGGGCACGACCCCGGAGATCGAGGAGAAGCAAGAGAAGACCGCGGCCGATGCTGCAGCCGAGACTCTCAAACAGGCAGCCCGCCGGCTTGAGCAGGACGACCCCAACGGGCGTCTCGCTGACGGTGTGGCCAAGCGCTCCAAATAATCCAAGGACGGATCATGAGCTTCCTCATCCCATCGTTTGCTGGCGGGACCAATCGGGGTTCGCAGAACATCGAGCCCTTCCCCGACCCCTTCTGCGACTACGCGTCGACGCGTATGCCCGAGTCCCTGGAGAATGCTCTCCGGTGGTGCGAGTACATCATGCTGGCCAACGGCATCTACCGATCGGCGGTGGACCGAGTGGTCTCGTACTTCATTACCGAGGTGGAGATCGATGGGACCGATCGGGACGGCAAGGAGAAGTACCTTGACTTCCTGAACAACACGCTGGGCATCAACTCGATCCTTCGGCAGACGGCGCTCGACTACGTCACCTACGGGAACTTCTTCAACTCGCTGGTTGTGCCATTCAGACGGCACCTGCGCTGCCCAGGCTGCGGCTTCGAGGCGCCTCTCGACCGGATCCACGGCAACGACAAGTTCAACTTCTCGTGGAGCGGCTTCGAGTTCAACGCCAACTGCCCCTTCTGCAGCTACCACGGCAAGTGGGCGCACAAGGACAGGCGATCGACCGAGGAAGACGACATCATCATCAAGCGCTGGAGCCCGCACGAGATGGAACTCGTCTGGGACCCGTACACCGACCAAGTCGGGCACGTGTGGCGCATCCCGAATCACTACAAGAAGTACATCAACCAAGGAACCTTGTTCCATCTGGAGCGTGCGCCGTGGGAGGTCCTGCAGGCGATCAAGAACAACACGCATATCCAGTTCAACAAGGACATCATCTACCACGGCAAGGAAGATACCCTGGCTGGCGTGCTGAACAAGGGCTGGGGCGTCAGCCGTATCCTGACGAACTTCCGGCAGGCGTGGTACGTCCAAGTGCTTCACCGCTACAACGAGGCGATCGGCCTCGACTACATCATCCCATTCAGGGTGATTACGCCCGAGCCGCGTCCGGGCGGGGCCGGCGGTGGTGGTGAGTCAACGGACCCGCTGTTCACCGCTGACCTCGGCGGCTTCGTAGGCCAAGTCAACTCGATGCTGCGCCAACGGCGGCGTGACCCGACCATGTGGTTCACCATGCCGTTCCCGCTGAAATACCAGACTCTCGGGGGGGAAGCTAGCCAGTTGGCCCCGTATCAGCTCATGGACCAGGCCGTGGATGGCCTCCTGACGTCCGTAGGCGTCCCTGTGGAGCTCTACAAGGGTACGATGAGTCTCCAGGCTGCCCCGGCCGCGCTGCGGCTCCTGGAGAGCACCTGGAGCCACCTGACGACGATGCTGAACAACTACCTCCAGTGGCTGGTCAACAAAATCAGCGTGGCGCTGTCCTGGGACGAGGTTACGGCCACCCTGGCCAAGCCGTCGCACGCGGACGATCTGAACCGTCAGCTGGCCAAGCTCCAGCTCATGATGGGACAGTCGATCAGCCAGACGACTGGCCTCAAGAGCGTCGGCCTCAAGTTCGAGGACGAGCAGCGCCGCATGCTCGACGAGCAGAAGTTCATCGCCGAGGAATCGCAGAAGACACAAGAGGAGCTGGAAGCCTCGGGCATGGGCGATGCAATGGCGCAAGGCATGATGGGCCCCGGAGGCCAACCGACCGATCCTGCTGCGGCAGGCATGGGTGGCCCTGGTGGTTCCGCACCTCCGCAAGGCGGTGCACCTCCGGCCGGCGGCGCACCGGGTGGCGCTATGCCTCCTCCAGGCGCAGAAGCCGGAATGGCGCCGATGGACCCGATTCAGGCCATCATGGCACAAATACCTCTGGGCAATGAGCAAAGCCTCACGCCGCCAGAGCTGGAGCAGATCGCCAACACGGTTGCCGAGCAGATCTACGGACTGCCCGGCGGGCAACGTGTATCCGCGCTGCGACAACTCAAGCAGGCGTCGCCCACCATTCACAGCCTGGTCAAGAGCCTTCTCGAACAGAAAGACTCGCAGGCTGAGTCCCAAGGCCGCATGATGGGCCAAGAGCAAGCTATGCAGATGCAACAGCAGAGCATGGCTCCACCCCCGCCGATGGGGCCGGGTGGTGGGATGATGTAGCTTCGAGGTAATCGGCAGCGGCTCGGCACAGTGCCGGGTCGTCTTGAAAATATCCCAGACCAGGATTGCAGCGTGTGCACAGCAGGCCACGCACTTTACCTGTTACATGGTCATGGTCGACATGGAGCGTCCTATCGCTGGCTTTACGGCAGATGGCGCAGCGACCATCTTGCTCCCGCAGCAACTTATCGAACGCTTCCTGATCAAGACCGTACTTTTTGAGTCCCTGTTTACGGTTGTGCTTTTGATAGCGTGCCTTGTTGGCATCGCGCCAGCGTTTGCTTGAGTCTCTATTTCGCTGCGGATTCTTACGGCGATACTCTCGTTGGTAATCCGCCCTGCATTGTTTACAGTGGGAGTCTCGGCCATGGCGTTTTTGGGAGGCGCGTGAGAACGCCTCGACTGGCTTGGTCTCACCGCATTTGGTACACTGTTTCTCAGCCATGATACCCCTCTATGGGTAGACTGGTTAGAACTGAGGGCAAGCCCATCTTGACCCTCGGTTCGCCATTTTACGATAATTCCTGCTGGTTTGGCAACAGCGAGGAGCAGCAATATGGCTGAGCGGCTAGGGCTTTACGGCCGTTACTACCAGCACGAAACGACCCAGGCAACCATCATGCTGGCTGAGACAGCCACGAACCAAGGCATCCCTGTGTCGATGCTGGCACGCGACGTGTGTCGCCGCGAGGTCTCGGGGAGCTGGGACAACCGAGTTCTGTCGAACAAAACGCATCCTTACCGTCACTGGGTACGCACGCTAAATAACGTAATTTGGACCAGCGTACCATCTCTCGGCGAGGTCCAGCTGGCCAAGCAGCTTGGCGTCCGGACCAGCATCCTGATCAACTGGGAGACGCTCGTCCCCGAGGACGAGGCGGTCATCAACCACATCGACAAGGTCATCCTGCCCTACCGCTGCGTGGGTAAGGCCATCCACAAATACTGGACGCTGCCTTCGAAGCCCATCATGATGCCCTGGGATGTGCCCGTGGCGCTCACCAAGCAGCCCGAGCATTTCCGTCGGCACGTCACAGCATACTTCCCGCTGTACGACTCGCAGCCCGAGCGCTCCGACTGCGCTGTGTTTGACATGATGGAGAAGGCGCTCAGTGAGGTGCCTGACAGCTGCGTCCTGATCGCCTGTGGCCGCAAGTGGTCCTTGGCGTCCAGGAAGGCCGTGAAGCGCCTACGGAGCCTCTACGGGCCTCGTACGGTGGCTGTCATCCGACCCAATATGCTACAGCGTCTCCTGCTGTTTGCCAGGGCGGACGTGACCGTCTGGGCGCCGCGGTTCGAAAGCTTCGGCATCGTGGGGCTGAACAGCATCTGCATGGGCACTCCGGTGCTCTCCTGGGACGTCCGACCGCAGAACGAATTCCTCAAGCCCTGGAAAAACGCCATGCTGGTTCCGTGCAAGACGGACAAGAACTGGATCGGCGTCCCGGAGGTTGTCGGGGGGTATGGGGACTTCGGTGAATGCTTGATAGCGCTCTTGCGGGACAAAGCACTACTTGCAAGAATGAAGTCTACCGTTTTGACCGGCATGGAGAGCCGCAAGCAGCAGTTCCTGGCCGGATGGGAAGAACTACTGAAATGACGAGGATAAACGATGTCAGTACCGAATCAAATCAGCCACCGTGCTAACTACAAGGCCCAGAAGGAAGCCGGCCAAGTCGCCGTCAACCCGAAGCCCGGTCAGCCGCCCGCTGCGGCACCGCCCCAGTTCCCGAAGCGCAAGAAGGGCGAGAAGACCACCTTGCGTGAGAAGCTGGGCATGGCGCCCGTGGCGCCAACGACCGTGCCGGACGAGGCTGAGTCCGAAGCACCTGCCGCTCCCAAGCTCGCTGCGCCCAAGACGCCAGTCGAGGAGATCATCGAAGAGGAGAACGAGAAGTTCTTCGCTACGGTCCGGGAGCTGGCCGAAGATCCCGAACCTGAGGCGGACGAGTACGATCCGGAAGATCCGGAGAATGCCGAGGGCGACGACAATACGATCGAAGTCGATCCGCCCCAGGACGATGGAGAGGAAGAGGCCGTAGCGCAAGAGCAAGGGATCGGCAAGCTGCCGTCGTTTGATCTCGGCAGTCCGGCCTCTGAACCCGAAGAGAAGCCCCTGATCTAAGGAAGCCGATGGGAAGACGACGTCAAACGACCCGGCGTCACAAGCGGAAGACAGGGCGTTCCAAGGAAGCGAAGGAAAAGGGCCGTCGCGGTGGCCGTACCATCATCAAAGAAGGTGAGAAGGTGCGCCGCAACGAGCCCTGCTTCTGTGGGAGCGGTCTGAAGTTCAAGGCCTGCCACGGCAAGCCGAAGACGCCGCGCAATGTGATGCGTTACAACACGCTCGAGGACATGTACACCGATGAGCAGCGCGCTGCCATGCGGGAGTTCTCGAAGTACTGGGGATTCCACCCAGATCCCATGCTGCTCAAGATGTTCATGGAGGAGGACTACGACGCCATCGTCGCAGAGGTCACACGGGCCATGCGAGAGACAGGCGCCGATCCTGCCCACATCTACGCAGTTCAACAGGTCACAGGCCTGGTCACCCCACGCAACCACGGGCTCCTCTCTGAGGCCGAGCTCGAGCTGTGGGAACGAATGGTCCAGGAATACCGGGACCAGCACCCAGAAGAAGGAGAGAACGATGGCGGACAAAGTCCCCCACCTGATGGCGTATCTGATGGAGGAGTACCAGCGACAGGGTGAGACCCCGGCTGGACAAGATCCCGATCCCAGTGCTCTCGACGAGCTTGACGAGCACCTCTCGCTCGAAGTCGAGGACGATCGGGATACGGCTACCGTGCGCAAATACCAAGAGGTCGCTCGATTCGCCATCGAGGACTTCTGCGAGTTCTGCGTGCGTCGGCTGCACGAGAATCCTCCAGTAACTGTGAGCGCCGCCGAAGTCGCTGAAGGGCTTGGGCTGCGCTTGGCCGACCAGACACTTGTCTGTACCCGGAAGGACGGCACCACACAAGGCGAGGGCACAATGGAGCCTGCGGGCGACGTGCCAATCACCAAGAGCGGCGGTGGCATGGAGGGTACGCGAAGCGTGCCGGTCACCGGCAAGAGGTAGTGTCGACTGCCTGCTTCATAATCTCTATCTTGATTGCGATGGCAGGTATGATCTGCTGGTCGCACTCCAAGATGCAAGCGATCAATGCTGAGCAGCAGCGCTTAACTGCGGAGTTCAAAAAGAGCACCTCGGCGCTGCGCGCTCGCGTTGATACCTTCTTAGTTACGCCCCAAGAAGAAGCCGAGGCGCAGATCGAAACTGCGCTTGAGCTCATCGACGAGGGCCTCACCACCGACTATGTCATCAATGCCGTATTCCGTCCGCATGATGAATACGAGCGTGGTATCTGTCGTGACGTTCTCTGGGCAGCGGCTGAACGCCGAGGTCGACAACGTCGCCGTGACGGCGGCATGCAGCATGTCTTTGAGCAGATGTGGGGCATCCAGGAGCGGCTACGACTTGCACGCCAACGTGAGCGCGATCAGCGTGAGGCGTTAGAGCAGCAACGTGCTGAGGAAAGTAGGGCTGACACACGGAGGCCCAGACTATTACGATTTCGCAAGGAGGAAGTAGATGACCCATCACCCCAAACGTGACTGCGGCGAGCGTTTTGAGATTGCCGTCGGGTTTCCCGAAGGCACACCCGACAACATCGTTGGCTACGAAAACACGCATATCGACGCGTACGACTCTGCGAAGGGCGTGGCACTACGGCAAGATGCCTGCCGTGGGATTGTTACAGATCGTCAGGGTGACGACCATGCGTCGCTCATCCGGGACGAGGAAGGATGCCTGACCGCCAATGATGGCGGACCCTGCAAGAAGTGCGCCGGGGTGTCGTTTTGGCACAACGAATTCACCAAAAGACCCCTCGGAGAACCTACTTAAAAACTACAGGATTTAGGGCATTCTAAGTCAAGCAGCAATAAGATCGCTGCATCACTAAGATGGTGGTGCGCGTTTGCATGAGCGTGCACCATTGCACCCCGAACATGAAGGGAGAAAGTCATGCGCACCGATGTACTGCTGGCGATTGTGGGGACCATCCTGCTGTGTCTCGTCGCGTTGTTCTGCTGGGATGCCTTTGGGCCGGAGACGGCCTCGGCAGCGCCCGCAAAGCAGACCGAAGCGAAGGACACCAAGAAGGACACCAAGAAGGAGGAGGCAGAGCCGACCTCCACTTGCACGCCTTCCCCCACCCCGGCCATGCAACCCCGGCCTGATCGCAAGGCCTCGCCGACCCCGGCGAAACGGTGTTTCACACCGAGCGAGCTGCGGGAGTTCTGCAGCAAGACGCCGCCCACGCTGAAGTACGTCATTGTCGAAGAGACGGTGACGAAGAACAGCAAGGAAGAAGAACCATTTGCCAAGTGGCTGGTTCTCGACGGCGGCAAAACCCTCGTTATTCCCTATCGGCATCGGATCGTCTGGCACAAAGCCGGCACCACCGAGCCGATGGCGGAGAGTGAGGAAGTCACGCTTCCGAAGCATTGGGAGCACTGGGATCGGATCGCCGATAACCAGTGCGACTTTGCGCCGGAAGCACGTGGAGATCGGATGACCTCCACAAAAAGTAATGGCGGCCACACCCTGCGG